CACGGCGTAGAGTGCGTGGTGCAACTCGGGGACTTCTTCGACGTGGCCCGTCCTCCCCCGCCCGTGGTGGATGCGGCCATGGCCATGATCGAGGAGTCCCAGCTCCCCTGGCACATTCTCGCGGGCAACCACGACATCCTGGCCTACGGGGCACCTACCGCCATCGCCCCCTTGGGGCACCTCCCCCAGGTGAGGGTCTACGAAGAGGTCACCCGTGTGGAGCTCTCCGAGGACCTTCATTGGCTCATGGTGCCCTATGTGAGTCCGGATGCCAGGGTAGCCTACGATCTCGCCGCAGCCGAAGTACCGGATGCACGCGATCGACCGGACGTAGCCTTCATCCACTACGCTGCGGCGGGGCACGCTTCTCGTTCCGACGTGTGGCCCATGCTGGGCGCTCCTCAAGATCCTGCCGACCTGTGCATCTTCGGGCATGAGCACAACCTTCTCCGGTTTGGTGGCAACTCCGTCGCGCTGGGAGCCTTCTGCGACTTCCACTTCGAGGCGAATGTAGAACACGAGGTCCTGCTCCTCGAAGGCTCCAAGTACACCCACCACCTTGCCGTGGGGCCCTGGCTGGTCGACCGCACGCTCGATCAGGACAAAGAGATCCAAGAGGTTCTCAAGGATCACATCTACCGCCGGAGCCGCGGTGCCACGGCGGTCTACTGCAAGACCTCCTGCAAGCGCCCTGACCACGCGGCGCTGATCGCCGCGGGCTACTTCCAAGGCTTTCTCGTGGTGCCACCGCTGCCTTCTCCTGGGGCTCCTGGCAGCTTCCCCGAAGCGCAGCTCACCTCTTCCCTCGACACCCTCCTCGACGAGGAGATCCAACGCCTTTCCACTGATCCCCTGGTGTGCCAGCGCGTGCACCAGCTTTGCAAGGAAGTTCTCCAGTCATGACGACTCTCATCGAATCCAGCTACGAGTTCAAGTTCCTCGCCCCCTCCACCGAAGGCAACGTGGACGCCATCGACGCCGACAAGCTCGGTGAGATGCTCGCCGCCGTGGAAGGGCTCAAGACCGAGCCCACCCTGGAGGTGCACGTGAAGGGCGCGCAGGAGGCCCTCAAGGAGCTCCAGGCAGGCAAGGACTTCTTCGAGGACCTCTCGCCCGAGCACATCCTCCACGTCTTCGCGTTCCGGTGCCAGTACGAGGCCCACTGCGACGCGGCGGCCAAGGTCATCGCCCAGCTCAACGGCGAGGGCTGAGAACCTCATGTGGGTGTCCTCCATGGAAGTTCGAGGGTACGGTAGCCTCACGCAGCGTACCCTCGACTTTTCTCCGGGCGTGAACCTCCTCACCGGAGACAATGGCGTGGGCAAGAGCACGGTGCTTCATGCCCTGGCCTGGGCACTCTGGGGACAGAAGATCCGAGGCGTGGAGCTTGCGGAGGGTGCTCAGGTGAACCTCACCCTCCGCAACGAGGACACTCACCAGCATCCAGGCATGGTCTCTCTCCTCCGATCCATAACGCCTTCTGGGGAGAGGGTACAGTCCCCGTACTTTCAGCTCGTCCAGGCCAACAAGACCCGAGCGGCCGAGGTCCTCCAATGGGCCTTCGGCGACTTCCGCGCGTGGCGCCGGAGCCTCTACATGACGGGGAAGGAGTCCTCCCGCTTCTCTTCGGGCACGCCTGCGGAGAAGCTCACCCACCTCGTCCAGATCATCGGGGCTTCCCACCAGGATAAGGCCATCGAGCTCTTGCGCCAGAAGCGCAACGTGGCGGGGCGAGAGGCGGAGAAGGAAGCTACTCGCACCATCCCCACAAAAGCCTCGGTGGACAGCGGCAGGTACGGGCTTGAGGCCGCGCTGAAGCAGCAGGAAGCGGTGCTCGCGCGCTACGATCCAGACCTTCCGGTGCCCAGCAAGGAAGAGCTCACAACGCTCACGATCCTCAGCAGGGCGTGCCGAGCGGCGGCCAGCAACAAGTCCCTGGAGATGTCGCTCCTTGTGCAACAAGAGCAGTGCGCCTTGGCGTATAAAGAGGCCAAAGACAGGCTCAAGGCACAGCAGGTTCAGCCCTGCCCGACCTGCGGGAAACCTCGTGTTCTTCCCGGCGAGGTCTCCGAGGAGTCCCTCGTCTCCCTGAAAGCGGAGTGGGAGACCGCTTCCGTGGCCTACCAGACCGTGCGTCGGAAGCTCCGCGACATGGACCGTCTCGGTGACTTTGTGGATGCTCGCTGGCGGCAGAAAAGAGCAGAGAGCCAGCGCCAGGCGGAGGGGCGCACAGAGTTGAAGTCTGCACAACGAGAGGTTGCGCGCTCCGCTCACAGTCACGCCAGCGCGTTGGTGGAGTGGGCCCAGCACTCCCGCAAGTTGTCGAAGCTCACCGCAGCCGTCGAGGACCTCAAGATGGCAGTGACCGCACTGGAGAGCTCACGCAAGCGCTACCTCCTCCAGCACCGCGCGGGGATCGAGGGGACCGCCAACCTCTACCTCGAACAGATCGGGAGCCCTCTCCGGATCAACCTCAAGCTCGAAGACGACAAGCTCCAGATCCTCACCTCCGGCACCGGAGCACCAGACTATGACTCTTGCTCCTCGGGGCAACAGCGACGGATCGACCTCTGCCTCCTGCTGGCCATGAGCCACATCGCTGCGGAGGTGGGCACCCTCCCGCAAAGTGCGCCCCTCTTCATCGACGAGGCGTTCGACACCCTCGACGAGTCGGGTAGAGAATCGCTGGTGCAGTTGGCGCTGGTGCTTTCAGAGACTCGCCAGGTCTTTCTGGTCAGTCACGTGGACCCCCAACTCCCCTCGACCACCAGCCTCCGTAGAATCCACCTGGAGTGACATTGTATGACCAAGCGCAACTTTGCAGGCGTCAAGCGCCTCTTTCGGGAAGCACTGTGTCTTCCGGAAGGGAGGAGCACCCCCGAGTTTCTTGCGGAGGTGGGGTTTCCCTGGACCAACGCCTACTTTCACAAGAACACCTCCCCCACCTACTTCCCGGGATACTGTCCCAGCCCCGCGGTCTTGCAGTTCTTCCGTGAGCGTCTCGGGGAGGAGAAGTATCGTGCGGTGGTGATGGAGATCCTCCGCGTCTACGGCCTGGAGTATGGCCTCACCCTGAAGGTGCCACGATGAGTCGCACGATCGCCACCCTCTACGGGGCATCACCGTCTCCCCTCATCCCCTACCCCCGAAAGACCCCGCAGGGCTGGCCCATCCCTCGGGTCACCGAGCGAGATCTCACCCTGCCCGAGCGCCTGCCCAAGGAGACCCTGGAGCCGCCCCCTCCGACCCCCTGGACGATGCAGGACCTTCTCCAGCAGCTCATGTCCCTGCGGCTTCACCCCGGTCTCAAGGACCCCGAAGCCATCGCCAAGCTCGACACCATCATCGGTCACGCCATCGCCCTCTCCCAGAAATGATCGACGCACCGACCCTCTTTCGCCTCTTCAGCGCGGCAGACAAGGTGCGCCTCTCCGGTGACAAGGGAGGCGCTGGGCAGGCTTTCCAGGTCTGGTGCCAAGCCACGCAAGGTGTGAGCGTCGAGGGTGCTTTTGCCCTTCAGAGGGCTGCTGCGGAGATCCAAGGTCTGGCCAGCTACGGATTGCGCAGCACCATGACGGAGCTCGGTGTGCCCTACGCGGCCTCCGTCTTGGCGGACTTTGTGAACTGCCTCGATAGGTCTTGGTTCCAGGGCACCTGGAAAGGTGTGCGTGCAGTGTGGTGTGGGTATGGCACGAACTCTGCTCACTGGCACCCCTCCAACCTGGGCCTGACGTGGGAGCTCATCGTTTCACCAGACACGCAACACGTGTGCTTTTTGGTGGATCAAGAGATCTGCTACGTCTTTCGGAAGGACCACCAGGTGCCGCCGCTTCCATGGTACGACGCCTTGAAGTAGGGTTCCCTCCTCTCAGGAGGAAGGTCCTACGATGGCCAAGAGCAAGGAAGTCCACACCACCCCCGGCGAGCGCCTCTTTCAGGTCGGCGACATGACGGTGGGCACGGTCCCCCGCGCGTCGATCAAGCAGCGCCGCACCAACTACCGCAAGATGTCCAAGGCCCAGAAGGAGGCCCTGGACCTCTCCGTGCGGAAGTTCGGCTTCCAGTCCTTCATCCTCGTCTCCCGCGAGCCGGACGGCTCCTATGGCGTGGTCGATGGTCACCACCGCCTGGAGAAGCTCGATGCCCTGGAGCGGCAGGACATCCCCGTCCTGGTGCTCCCCAAGGAAGTGAGCGGGCGGGACGCCGACCTCGGCATGTTCACGTTCAACGTCTCCGCGGAGACCGTGGACGACGAGTTCGCCAAGTTCTACGAGGAGCTCCTGCGGGACCCGGCTGTCTCCGACGAAGAGCTCCGGGTGGCTACGGTGACCTCCGAGCGCTTCATGGAGCAGCTCAAGGAGGCCATGGCGCACACCGCGGAGACTGCTCCCGAGCTCGAAGAGCTGCCCGAGGTGATGGGCGAAGCCCCTGCCAAGAAGGGCAAGAAGCCCCCGTCCCTCAAGCTCGTGGTGCTGGAGAAGTTCCGGGAGGAGGACGGGGAGAAGGTGGTGGAGGGCGTCACCACCTTTCTCACGCACAAGGACACGGTGATCGGTCGCGACGTGCGCGAGACCCTGGCCGCGTCCAACATCGCCCTCGACGAGATCGAGCCGCAGTGGTTCGAGTCGGAGGGCCACCTGATGGAGATTCTGGCCTCTCTCAGCGAGGAGGCCGAAGAAGGAGAAGTCTGATGGACCGAGTGACGGAACAGCCGGAAGTGGTGACGCTGCGCGCCGAGGTTGCCAGGCTCAAGGAGGAGCTCATGGCAGCGCGCAAGGCCAAGCGTGGTGTGGTGCTTCCGAGGAAACCCTTCACCGGCCTCGGTCTCTTCATCCTGGGGCTCTTCCCGGCCCTGGGGGTCTACATCCTCACGGTCTGGCTCAACCAGTTCCCTCTCTTCAGCAGGTCCTACGTCCTCGCGGTGGGCATCTCCGTGGCTTCCGTCATTGCGGTGTCCTTTGCCATCAAGGGCGCCGCACGAGGCGAGAACTACGACGAACGACTCCGCGAGTGGCGGCGGGAGTGCGAGGAGCTCCTCAAGTGAGGAGAGACCCGTGGGAGGTGCTAGTGGGGTTCCAGCCTGTCAGTGTGGGCGGAGAGTGCCGCACGGTCTGGAACCATGAGACCCCCGAGGAAGCCTACGAGGCCCTCTGTATGGAGTGCCTGGACCCTTCCTGGGCTTCGGGGCCGGAAGACGACACGCGCGGGAGGCTCTTCATCCATCGGATTCTTCCGGGAGCAGGGCACCCGCACTTTGAGGATCGCCCCTACCCCCAGAAACGTACGGAAGCGCTGGCTTGGGCTTCCCTTGGCAAGTCCCGCATCGAGGAGGTGGAAGCCCTGGCCCGGGAGATCTTTCCCAAGGACAGTTCGGACATTACGGTGGTCTGGGGCTTCCCTGGGGTGACCCACCTGGGTCGTTGGAAGAAGAACACCCTGGCGCTCGCACGCTTTGACAAGCGCGATCGGGCCGAGCGTCTCATCGAGCTTGGCCACACCATGCCTGCCCTCTCCTTCCAACCCGACAAGATCTACCTCACCTGCCCGGTGGTCCACTGCCCCGAGGCCCCTCCCGCAGAGTAGCGAATGCCCGCGAGGGGGCAGGGAAAGAAGTATGGCGGGATGAACTGGATTCGACCGTCCACGCGCTGGGCAATCTACGTCCGCGACATGGACACGCACACGACGAAGCTCGTGTGCTCCTGGTGCCTGCGCGAGGTCTTCCCCTGGTCCGGCGGCAAGGGGAAGAAGAAGCGCCGCATCTGCCTCGACCATCTCACCCCCGTCTCCCTCGGAGGTTCTCACCACCCGACCAACCTCGTCACCTCCTGCTGGTCCTGCAACAACACCCGCCGAGGTCAGGACTGGAGGGAGTGGCTCGACTCCACGAATTGTGACGAGAAGATCTCGACAAGAATCCTCGCGCGTGTAGAGAGAGACCTGACGCGCGAGGAGCGTGCCCTCGGACGCAAGCTCGCCGACTCCCGAACTCGTGGCTCCCGCTCCTGGAAGAGCCACCTCGCCCACTGGTCCCATTCGCAAGGAAGAGAACCCCATGGTCAAGAAGACGACCCCGCCGACCTCGACCCCCGCTACCGCCCCGAAGACCCCGGCTCCCAAGAAGGCGGCCTCTGGTGAGGGCAAGAAGAGCGCCCCCAAAGCGCCGAAGGCTCCCAAGGAGAAGAAGCCCCGCAAGGCCAAGGAGCGCAAGGTCTGCCCCGAGGGGTTCGTGGCCCCGGCCAACGCCAAGAAGGGCCAGTGCCCCTACTGCCACAACTTCATGAAGACCACGCCCTCTGCCGTCTGCAAGCGCTGCGGCTACAAGGTCCCGGCAGTGGAAGGCCAGACCAGCCTCCCGAGCCTCGGTGAGGGGGAGGGCAAGGCCGCCGTCACGGCGCTCGCCCCGCTCGTCGAGAAGGCGTTCTCGGACGGCTTCCACCAGACCCCCGCCGCGTGACCGTTCCAGCCTGGCAGCACGCCCTCGTCGCCGCCTGGCACTTCCAGAAGTTCACCGAAGCTGCCAGACACTCCGCGTTTTCACGCTGGTGCCAGGAAGCCTATCTCATTCAGGGCCCTTGGTGCATCTGGCAAGGGGACCTCTACTTCTTCTATGGCCCTGATGTGCCGGGGATAGGAAGGGGGCAGGTCTGCTTTGTGGAGATTCCACTGGAAGACCATGGCAATGGCCTTCTGGCTGCCTGGAAGGGAAACGTGGTCTACTTGCTGCTCCAGGACAAGAAGACCCCAAACCTGCACGAGCGGTGGTACGGCAAGTGAACTACGCACACATCCAAGAACAGGCCCTCCTGGCCCACGCTCACGAAGCGCACGTCACGTTCGTTCGCGTGCTCCGGGTGCCCAAGAACCTCCATGCCAAGGCCCGCGTCCAGGTCGAGGAGGTGGGCATCCGACGTGAAGTTCTGGTCGAGCGTCTTCTCGACCTGGAGACTGCCAGGTCTCGCTTCTCCCCTCCCATCCCTACCGAATTCACCTCCTCGGAGCACCCGTGACGCTGAACATTCCATGCTACCTCATGGACCGAGGGGCCGGGCTCATCAGCCCCGTTCCCCGCACGATCCAGGTTCCCCACGGAGAGTCCGTGACTCTGGTGGGGAAGGTCCATCGAGACGACCTGACCTTCCCCAACCTCACAGGGGCCACCATCACCTTCCGTCTCGTGACCTACGCTTCGGGCGCCAAGCTCTACGAGACCACGAGCACCAACGGCTCCCGCGATGGGGACTTCACCCTCACCGTGACGCTGCCCACGTCCATCCAGCCCGGCACCTACGCCTGGGACCTCTGGGTCTCACTGGATGCTGCACTCCGCAGCATCCATCCGCTCTCGGCCTGGAAGAGTCTTCTCTCTACACGCTGAACGATGCGCCTTCGCTGGACGGTGGAGGAGGTTTCCCTCCTCCGAGAACTGTACCCCAGACAAGGGCCTTCCAAGGGGCTGGCAGCCAGACTGGGACGCACTCGCATTGCGGTGCACTATAAGGCTCTTAGCCTTCACCTGGTGCCTCCACGAGTCCCCAAGGCAAGGTGGACCTCCTCTGAGCTTCATACACTTCGCGACTGCTGGGCAGACTACTCCGCACGCAGCCTTCAGAGACGGCTTCCAGGCCGATCCTGGGAGAGCATTCGGCGCAAGGCCCAGGTATTGAAGCTCGGAGAAAGGCTCCAGGGCTACCTGACCATCCCGCGGGCCGCCGAACAGGTGGGCGTCGATGAGCCCCTTCTTTGGAAGATCATCCGCCAAGAGGGAGTTCAGTACATCTCCCGCACGCCCCACAAGCGTCGCCCGATTCCTTGTGTGGACGAAGAAGACATCACCGCGGCAGCCAAGCGGTACTTCGACAAGGAGGCCATGGCGCGTGAGGGCAAGGAGAACGTGCGCGAAGCTGCAAAACGCCTGAAGGTGGGGCGAGAGACTTTGTGGAAGGCTCACGCCAGAGCTCGAAACTGGGCACCTGCTCCTCACATCATCCTGGAGCTTCCTGCGCGATGGGATGAGGTACTCCGAGACCATCGCGCAGCCATGCGAAGAAAGAGGCAAAAGTCTTGGATGGCCAACCTGGCGCTTGCTCATGCTGCCAATCAGCGCAGGGATACCCATGGCTCGAAGGATACTGCGCCCTCTGCCACGCCCACTGCGTCCTCCTCCAAGAACCGCTCGAAGCGACCTTCGAGCGTGTCTTCTATCAGCTCGCCCAAGACACCCGACACCACTTCCACCGCCGCCTCGAAGAGGACGGCTTCTGCCCCCACCTGAACCAGTCTGAGGAGTCGAGGGCGAGGTCCCTCCGACTCCTTGAGGAGTCCCATGAGCTCGACGAACGATTCAAAGCCCTCGCGAAGTGAAATCCTGCTCGCCTTCTTCGAGTCGGAGATCTACCCCACCATCCAGCAATCGGTGGCTGGTGTCACCAACGGGCTGGTCTCCCGCCTCATCACCTACGAGGCCGAGCATGTGATCCGGAAGGAAGCCGCAGCGTATGCCTCGGGGAAGGCGCCGGAAATCCAGGCCAAGCTCGATCAGTGGTTCAAGGACCACCTCGATGGTGCCATCGAGAAGGTGGGCCAGGAGACCCTCCAGAAGGTCACCGCGGAGATGCAGGCTCGGGTTCTCGGGAGGAAGCCGTGAGTGAGGGAGGTGCATTGGACCCGCTGACTTCGGCGGGGGTCTACCTCGTTCTCCTGTCGGGCTACGTGCCCAAGAAGACCATCCTCTTGTGGGACTTCAAGGATGCCGATCCCAGGCTCCAAGCGCTCTCCAAGCATGGAGGCGATGAAGACTAGATCGCCTACATCCCTGAAGAGCTCGCGGAGGACTACTCCGTGATGCAACTCTTCGAGAGCTCCACCTTTTCCATCTCGGGAGCCTACCAGGAGGTGGTCTTCAAAGGCATGGGCAAGGTGCTGATCGGAGCGCACGCATGACCTACTACTTTGCGACGCTGACCTACAAAGGTCCCAAGTGGGCCTTCCACAGCAACCACATCACCGAATGGTGCAGGACGTGGGAGGAGGACACCATGCTGGAGGCCCTCGACCATGCGGGCAGAGCAGGGTGGTCTGTGGTGGCGTCGGCTCAGGTGGGGAGCTTCCTCCAGTTCATCCTCCAGCGACCTGCCCGGCCCCCAAGTGACAACTCCGGCTAGGGCGGTGAGGGCGCAGAAGCTACTGCTGGTTCAACTCCTGGCACTCCAGCACTATCTGGAGCCCTGGCCAAACTGCACAGAGCACGTACGAGGATTCACCTGGTGGCATCTCTACTGTGTGTTGTGCAGCCACACCAATGGAGTGCAGCTCCGTCGGAGGAGGCTCGTATGGCGCTGGTAGCAAGCTGGAAGAGCCAGAAGCTCCTCGTGCTTCGGCGACTACTCTACCGCCAGTACATGGAGGCGGTGGCGCGCACAGGGGATGCATTCCAACCAGAGCCCGAAACCTGGTGGATGCTTTACAGGGCGACTTGGGTTTTTTACAACCGCTACGCCGCTCTGCGGGATCTCAGGGCTGGAAGAGGGCCCGAAGCGTGGGGGGGTCGAGCTCTCCGGTTGCGCGCAGCCCGTGGAGAGGTTGCCACGCCTTGAGCGCAGCCACGCTCTTGGGACCGAACGCGCCATCCGGGTCCACTCCGAGCTTCGCCTGCGCGTAGATCTCCAGGCAATCCTTCGTCATGATCTGGTGATCGCGCACCGAGGGATGGGAGGCGTCCGGCATCCCCACCGCCCGCACGGCCTTCATGCGGAGCTTGGAAGGGCCTCCCTTGTAGCCCACCAGGATGAGCTCCGGGAACCAGGGCCCACCGTTCCAGAAGATCTGCCCGCAGCGCTTGTAGCCAGGGTAGGGAGGGGCTGCTACTTCGGGCTTGGGCACGAAGTGGGAGACCCACTCGCCCAGGAACTCCCCGAGGCTCCCGAAGGCTCGGTAGAAGCACCAGGGGGAGTCGTTGGAGTCCACGTTTCCTCGGGCCTTCCACCAGTTGGGGCCCTCTCCATGCTTGCGGGTGTACTCGTCGGCGTACGCCTTGGTGATCTTCCAGCCCCCGGAGTTGCCCCAGAAGCAGTGCTTGCCCCAGCCCGACTCGTTGGCGGCGTTGGCCACCACCCCCGCGGCTTGTGTAGCGGAAAGGTCATTCGCCAGAAGCCTCTCCATGGCCGCCTTCACGAAGGCCGCGCGGGTGGGGTAGTTCGGGCTCTCTTCGAGGGAGAGCTCTTTCTTGGGGTCCAACCAGCTCGGAGGACCTCGATACGCTTCGTCAAACTTTCTCGGCATGCCCTCATCCTAGCCCACCTTTGGGCAGAAAGACCACACAGCACATCATGCACCACATGAACCTCAGTTTTCTCTCCGGCTTCACCTTTCAGCCCTCGAAGGAGGTGATCCTGGAAAGGGTGCGCGCCAAGATTCAGAAGGTGGCCGCCAAGGTGAGCGAGCGCCTCGGTCGGATCAAGAAGCTCCGCGAGGAGAACAAGATCGACGACACCATGCTCATCGAGCTCATGAACCAGGCCCGTCGCAACGCCAACGCAACCTTCTACCGTCTCGCGAGCAACGTTCGTGGGTCGGGGAGAGAGGGAGAAGTCGTCCAGGAGGTCATCATCACGGCGGGGGTGGCTGCGGCGCTTCAGGCCGAGTCCGACATGGTGGAGGACGAGCGTGCAGCCCTGGAGAGGCTCCGCCGCATCGAGCGCAACTTCGAGCACGTGAAGGAACCCATCACGGTCAGCTTCACCGACCTCGAATTCCTGGAGATGTGAGTGTTGCGCAAGCTCACCGAGGAAGACCTCCAGCGGGTGGCTTCCATTCGCAACCTTCTCTCCACCATTCCACCAAGGCCCTACAAGAAGGTGGTCTACCACTGGAAGGACCACGGTCCCTGCCACTGGAGTGGTGCAGTCCACTCTGCCAACGGTCCCCAAGGGCCACTCCGAGTGGCCGAAGTCTACCGTGGCGCCGGTAGCTTCTACTCCCTGGACGAGCCCGTGGTGGACTTCCTCGTCCGGGCTCCGGAGGACCTCGAATGGCTCCTCCAACTTCTCGAAGACTTCGGTCTCGGCGCCTGAAGAGGTTTCCATGAGCTACAACGCAGAAGACAGAACACCTCCCATCGACCGGCTCGCCCCTTCCCTCGGGCACCTCGTTCGTGCCTACATCGCCAAGAGGACCGCAGCCCTCTTCGACAAGAAGGCCATCGACGACCTGATCCTCCGGACCATCCAGGAGCAAGCCGTCGTCGCTGCCAGAAACGCCTGCCACTCCTGGCGCATGGAAGACGAGGCGAAGAGCTACATCCGGGACAACCCCGAGCTCAGGGCCTACCTGGCCGAGCAGGTGCAGCTCCACATCAAAGAGGACTACTTCAGCACTCCCGCACGCAAGCGGGAGCTTCTGGCGCTCTTTGAGCGGGTCCTCCGTGACTTTCAGATCTACTCGATGCGAGAAGCCTTCCAGAAGAAGGTGATCGAGCACCTGAGTGAGCTCATGGAAGAGGAGAAGCCCCAACAAGCAGCCAAGCTCGTGCAGAGGCTCACGGAGGAGTTTGAACGCCGAACTGGCCAGCGCTCCTAGAGTCGGATCTCACCGGGGGCGTGCTTGAGGAGCCAGGCTTCCACCAGCCGAGCAGCCTTGAGGTTCGGGCCACCCTCACGCATGGAGTCGAGGTGGCCGAGGATGGACTCTTCCGCCAGCCCGAGGTCCTCCGCGGACAGGTGGTAGAGCTCTCCCGCGAGTTTGCTCACGGCGAGGTTGGGGTCGGGAAGAGCGCCCGTCAGGAGGTACTGCACCCACATCCCGGTCGCCGCTCCGTCCGCTTCTGCCCGCGCTCGGAGCTTCCCGGACCCCAGGTAGTTCACCGTGGCCTGGGGACCACCCACTGCTTCGATCTGTTTGCAGTGACAGAGCTCATGGGCAAACGTGATGAGCTTCCGCTCCGGGGTGGAGCACGCTGCTTCGGAGAGGAGCACTACGGTCTCCACGACCGGAAGCCAGGCCGTGATGGAGACCGTGTTGAGCTTGCCGAGCAGCTCGCTGGCCACCACACCCACACCAGGGATCAGCGCGCCTGCGGCCTGCACCAGGACCCGCAAGCCGCTTGCGCCGATGTCGTCATACTCGATGACCGTGATCTTCTGGTCCCGTGCGATCTCCTCGATGGCCCGGTTCACCACGCCGAACTCGATCATTCGACACCTCCGTCCTCGGCGCGCAGGCAGTGCCCTCTCCCCGCGTCTGAGATTCCGCAACCATGGGGGCAGTCCATGTCCCCTTGCGGGAACCACATGCCTCCGGAGCAGACCTCGGGCCTTGCACCCTGGCACCGCCAGGCCCTCTCCGTGCACCCCGTCACCGGGGGGAGCTGCGGCTTGAGACAGGCTCCAACCATCTGGCTGATACCCCACAGGAGACCTGCCAGGGAGAGGGGTGCCAGCCCCTTCAGGATCGACCGCTTCACGAGTTCTCCTCCTTGCGCAGTTTGCGCACTTCTGCCTCGACGTAGGCTCCGATAAGGGCGTCCAAGGCATCCGCATCGCCCCCGAGGGAAGTGAGGACGTTCTTGGCCGCCAGGGGGCACATGGCCTTGACCCTGCGCACCGCTTCGATGCGCAGGGAGGCTCCGATCTCCGTGCTCCACTTGCCTGGCTTCTTGGGGTTCTTGGCGTTGTCCACGGCCACCTGGAGGTCTGCCACCACTGCCTTGGTGGCCTCCTGGAGTGCCAGGGTGTCCAGCGCGTAGATCTTCCGGGCGATGTACTGCCGAACGAGCTGACCGATCATGGCGCTCGCGGCAGTGATGGCCGCCGCCAGGGCCAGTCCCAGGGTGCTAAGGAGTTGTTCACGCATGGGGGATTGGCGGGGGAGTGGAGCGAGCATGGCGGTCGGTGAGCACCGCCACCTGCCTGCTGAGGTCGTTGACCGTGATTGACAGCGCCTTGACCTCTCCCGTGAGGTGGGAGATCTCCTCTCGCTGGCGATCCAGCGTGGCACGGAAGACGCCCCAGGCCACTCCACCCGCCAAAAGCGCGGAGGTTGCGGCGACGAGGAAGCCGAGGAGAGCAATCACGACAGGGGAAATGAGCACCGCTACACCTTTTCAGAGGCAGTGTCGAGCGTGAAGTGTGATCACGCCCTTCGCATAGGAATCTGTGGAACCGAGCTGACGCGAGCGCATCACGTGATCTCCGTCCAGCCCGTGCGGTTGTCGGGGAGTGCGGGGAGCGTCGGCGTCATCGGCGGCCATGTCGTGCGCGCGAGCACATGCGACCCGTCCGGGCGCTGGTAGATCGTGCCGTCTTGCGCGCGCTCGAAGGCGAGGCGGCGGGCACGCGCGGTCGGGTCGGTCGGGAGCGTGAGAGGGTAGTAGGTCACGGCGTGTGTCTCCTCAGAGCGGGGTCACGGTGAGGGCGCGCAGTTCGACGTAATGACCCGCCGCGGGCGTGCTCTGGTTCTGACAGTTCGACACCACGAGAGAGAGCCCGTCACGCGCCTGGAGTGCGTGCACGTCGGCGTAGTAGAGGTACTCCGTGAGCGCGCCGCCCGCGGGTCCAATCTGCACGCGCACGGTGGCGCCCTTCAGCGTGATCCGCACGTCCCGCACGGTGACACCTGCGCTCGTACCCTCACCCGCGCCCGATACGTCGCGCGCGGTGTCCGTCGTGGTGAACGCACCGGCGACGGCGAGCCCGTACGCGAGCTCGCTCGTGGCGCCGCCGTTGACGGCGTTGAGCGTCACGACCCATACGCCTGCGATCGTGTACGGGCGCGTCGAAGGGTCGGCACGCACGAGCCCGACGAACGCCTCCACGATGTCTGATCCTGACGTGCAGCGGCCGATCGCCTCGATGTTGACCGCGTACCGGAAGTCGATCTGGACGTCCTGGGGCGCATCGAGCGGGATCACGATCGCGGGCGCGCCCGCGACGTAGGGCCAGGGGTTGCCGACGCTGTTGGCCGTCGCGTGCGTCAAGCGCACGCCGTTGGCGTTGCGCGCGAGCGCTGCGATGCTGCCCTTGTAGAGCGCGCTGAAGAACGGGACCGCGCCCGCGGTGCCGTCCCCGAGACGCCCGGACACCGACGTGCCGGTGAGCGCCGTAAGCCCGCTCGGCGCATACGCGCTGTCGGCGGTGTAGTCCGTGACGGTCCCGCCGAGCGTGTAGGTGATCGTGGCGCCGTCCTGGGCCACGTCGAGCGCGGTACGCACCGCCGCGGCGCCGCCAAGGGCGGTCACCACCTCGGTGAGGTTGTCGGCCTGGGCGACCGGCTCACCCATCGTGCCGATGTCCGAGAGGTCGCCGAGGGCGCTCGCACCGCCCCCACCGCCACCCGCAGGCCATGGGATGCCCATCAGCGCACCGTCCCGGCCTGGATGGTCACGTCCACACTCCCAGCAGAGGCCAGGCGCAGCCAGATCTTCTGGCGCTTCTTGTTCTCGACCTGACCCTGACAGATGCCGGGGATGAGAATCCCCGCATCGTTCGTCCGGTCGAAGGAGTAGTACACGATGTCCGCAGCGGTGGAGCTTCGGGAGATCAGGGTGATCTGGTCGGGCTCGAACAGGCAGCTCCAGCTTGGGGAGTCTGCGGCAGGGTAGCTCGTGCTGCTGACGGTCACGGTGGAGAGAGGAGCGTCCATGGGTCCTTAGCTCGTGGAGAAGAGGAGAGAGCAGTTGATCTCGGTGGCGCCTGCGCTGATCCCGGCGTTGTCACCCTTGCAGGTGACCTGGATGAGATCACCTGCAACCACCGTCACGGAGTGGGTGAGGTCCTCCGCGCTTGTGGCGGCAGCGCCGAGATTGCAAGTGATCGCAGTAGCGCCACCGTTCACGTAGACCGTGACATCAAGCCCGGCTCCGGCTGGACCCGTGTGTGCGTACACGTAGAGCTTCGAGAGCTTTCCGGCTCTTGGCGCACGGATGGCCGGAGAGGCCCCGGCCAGCGCCACGGCAGTGCGCGCCCCGTGTCCTGGATCAAGAACGACCGACGCGGTGCTCGCAGGGGTGTCCTCGTTGCCAAAGTACAGAACGGGCACACCGCCGTTCTGGTACACCCAGTCCCTCGGCACGGCATCCGCACCTGCTGCCGGGTTGGCCACCCCGGAGATGAGCTGACTGCCCGAAGAAGCAGTGAGCTTGCCCGTAGCACCATCTACGGTCCAGCCGATCGAAGTGGCCCCAGCCAGGAGGATGATGTCGGCACCCGCCGCCTCAGTTTGGATGGTCAAGTCACCACTCTGTTGGCGCACCTTGCTGTTGGAGCCAAAAAGGCGAATAGCCCCCTCGTGGTGTCCAAGGCTCCCATCCACCAGCACGTAGTAGTCCCCAGCGTCCACCAGAGCGATGGTCCCTACGCGGCGGGTGTAGGTGCCGGGGGTGACCGAAAGGGCTCCCAGGTCCGACACGTAGAGGGCATCGCCTGCCGAACCTGCACCCAGGGAGAGCGGCCCAATCAGTCCTGACTTCTTTGCGCGGAAGAGGTCGTTGGCGAGGCAGGAGGTGCCCCCACCCACCTTGGCCAGCATCACGTAGAGCGGCTGGTCCATGTGGTCGGCATCCGAACCGAGGGCCTTCTCAAACGAGAGCACCACCTCTTCGCCAGGCAGCCCCGGCTTGAGCGTCTCCACCGCGGAGGCCCAGACCACCGTACCCGTGGAGAGGCCAATCTGGGCGTGGCCCGTTACGACGCACCCATCGGCGTAGGCCGCATCGAGGGTGTTGAGGAGGCGGTTCATGTCCCTGGCCCACCCCTGCGTGGTGGACTCTTCGGTGATCTCTCCGGCAGCGGGAATCCGGACCTTGCTCTTGAGCTGCTTGATCGCCGCGATGACGGTGTTGACGGACTCGGTGGCCTCTGCCTGGTTCACCGTCAGGCGAATCAGGTAGGTGCCTTCCACGTCCGGTGTGAACGTAGGGTTCCGGAGGGTGGGATCGGAGAAGGCCGCCGAGGACCCCTCCGGACGGTAGAGCCACTCCCAGAGATAGGTGAGCTCCCCCCCGTTGCCGGAGTTGTTGAGCTGGACCAGGGTGTCGATCACCAACGCCGTTCCGTTGGGCGGGTTGGACCCCGTGGTGCCGTTGATCTGGATCAGCGCTCTTGGCACTGGCTAGACTCCCGCCCCACGCAGTAGCGTGAATGTCACCGACTCTGTGTTGGTGAGTGCAGCGCCCGACGCGCTGCGCACCAGCACACTGAACCCGATGTAGGGCTGCCCGATCGCGACAGTCGCCAGGGGGCCCCCTGGCATGTTGGTCCATGAGGAGGAGTTCGCAGCGAGCTTCGCGCGCAGCGCAGCATCGACCAGTCCCGTCGTGGTGCCCAGGCTCTCCGCGATCCTGGGCACGCTACCCGTGATGTACGTGCCGAAGGACAGGATGCCCCGCTCGACCGCGAGGGCCCCACCTGTGAGGTCGCCACCAATCAGGTAGCACACCAGCGCGTAGCTCGTGCCGGTCGTTGGAGGCGTGGAGGGGTCGTATCCTGCAAAGAGGGACACCCCCAAGGGAAGCTCCGCTCTGCGCAGAAGCTCCGTTCCCAAACCACCTGCCACACCTGGGAGATTGTACGAAGCTCCCGCCACAAACGTGTTTTGGGGGAAAAGCAGCGGACGGAAGTCCGCGATCATGTCCTGGCTCACCGCCGCAAGCGCGCCACCAGAATTGTCCAGGTTGATTCTTGCGAGCTTGGTATAGCCCGCCGTGGTCGAGGGCTGTGTGGCAGCGGTGATGGCACCGACCGCCTCTACCCCCTTCACGTAGGAGATGGCCGCGGTAGAAGGGTTGGGTGCGTTCACGTTGCCTGTGAGCCCACGGAGGTCCCAAGAAAGCGACTTGTTCCGCGTCGTCGGGTCGTAGACCAGAGTGGTCTCGTTGAAGATGGCGGTCGTGGTGGCGTCCGTAGCCGTGTACTGCGGTCGGACCTCGATGATGTCGATCCGCGAAGACCCCGCGGGGGGGAGGGTGGGGATGGTGAACGCCTGTGCTGCGGAGAGCACCAAGGGTACTCCCATCCCGAGCGCACCATCCCAATCGGCCCCTTGGCAGGTGTCGATGTTGGTGGCGGCCACCGGCCCTGTTCCACCAAACCCGAAGCCCGCCACGAGCTCGACACCGAGCGGGGTGTGCGCAGCGTCGGGCCGCACGAAGAACCCACCTGCGTGGAACCCTGCTGCGGGGGAGGGAGAGTGCCGTGCAGAGAAGCCACCAAACGCGGGGCCCTTTGTGAAGGCCGCGTTGGCGATGGCCCGCAGGGACTCCGCCTGCCTCTCCTGAAGCTGGTTCCAGTCGGTGCTAGCTGGCTTCTCCCGAACAGGGAAGAGCACTCTGCGGAAGATGTCAGCGATGGCCACTTCAGTTCCTTCTCTGTTGAAGCCCGCAGATCACGCCTGCGGCTCGAATCTTCCGGAGCATATCCCAGATTCCGTTGAGGAGTGCATTCCGTCCTGCATCCGGGCCATCTGCACAAAAGCACAGGTGCTCACCGTTGCCGAGCAAGGAGGAGTCGGGGAGGTCGTAGGCGGAGATGGCCCGCCTCCCTCCGGTGACCGGAGAGATCAGCTCATTGGCTGTGTTGGCAGGCTCGTCCGCACACCCTCCGAAGTCTCGGATGGGCTGCATGGCGGAGATGTTCACGTAGAAGGTTCCCCAAAACTCGTAGCGGTCGGACACCCAGTTGATCGCGGGCAGGCAGTAGGGCCTGGGGTCATCCGGCACGAAGACATTCGAGTTGGGCAAGCCTTCGGGCATGTCGTAGGCGGTCTGGAAGCTCGTGTCCCAGGCTTCCACGAGCTCGAAGGTGGCCCCATAGGGTGCCAGGAGGACCTGGAGGGCCCTCTCGATGGCCGCGGGGGTGATGTTGTCGGGGAGGTTCCGGAGTCGGAATGAGAGGTGCCCATCCTCCTCCGCAGAGTCACGGGAGAGGTCCTTCTCTCGGGCCAGAAGATCCAGCGCGGGGAACCTGCCTCCGGTGGTGGGGAGGACCTGACGCACTCGGATGTTCGGATCGAAGTAGGCAGGTTCTTCCACCAGCGAGCGGATCTTGTCGATCTCTCCGGGAATGGTCACCCCACCCGAGGTGATGGTTTGCCCCGTGAGGTTGTGTTCATAGCCCTGGAACACCGCTCGGATGGCCACCGCGTGAGGGCCAAGATCGGAGGCACCAAAGACTGCATCCTCCAAGGTGCGGAAGTACCTCCCACCCTTCGCCTCGACGATGGTGCCTCGCTTCACCGTGCCCGCCCCGAGCGCGTAGCTCGTGCGGTAGAACTCCACCGTGCCCTCGGCCAGTGAGCCTCCGCGGGCGTAGGCTGCCAGCATCCCATTGGCAGTCTCGTGTACCGCCTGAGAGACCCTCTCGAAGATCTTGGCCTGGGCCTGAAGCACCTCATAGCCCTCGGAAGACCGAAGACCGGCCACGTAGTCCGGGTCCAGTACCTTTCCAGCTACGCGCAGGAAGTAGTCCTGGTCGTGGGAGGGAAAGCCCGAGTCAGCGCCAGCAACAGGACTCCCTACCGGGAACGTGGGGAAGGGCTGTGTGGTGGGATCGTAGGTTGCTGCCGCGGGCAGGACGTACGACCACGCGCTCTCAGTCTCCTCCGCGGAGGTGTTGACAGCGTAAACACTCACCACGATGCCATCTGGCCAGGTGGGGCCCCTCCGGAACTGGAATCGGAAGCCTCCGGTGATCGCGGTGCGAGAGGAGGTGCCCGCGTAGCGTTCCGTGAAAGCACTTCCGTCCCAGACCACCTCTTCGATTTGCGCGCCGGGAAAGCGCGCAAAGACCATCACCCGCTGGAGGGAGGGGGAGGACGTGACCTCGAACGAGACCAACTGCGCCGCAGAGACAGGGCTCGCATCGGCCGGAGCAACGTTGGCGATGACAGGTACAGCCATCGTCAGACTCCGATCGTCACGAAGGTGGAAGAAGTGCGAAGCACCTGCTGCGGATGCACTACCACGTCTCCCACGGGAGAAAGAATCTCCCCTCCCGTGTAGAACACTCCCGAAGTCGTGCGCAGGATCGACCGCAGGTCCTCCAAGGCAAGAGACTGCCCCGGAGGCAAGGTGTTGATCTTCTGAACGATTCGGGCCAGGACGATGTTGTTGACTGCCGACTCGTCCGCACCTGCCACGTAGGAGAGGAGGAGTCGCACGGTCTGGATCACCACGCTTGCGAAGGTGACCGTGACCCCGATTCCCGCGGCTCTCCACTCTCGGAGCGTGGACTGGATCTGGGCAGTAAGGCTTGTGAGCTGGCTGGCGTACGTCGCGGGAAGCACCGAAGTGGTGAGGAACTGCTCGGTGAAGGAGTCCGACACCACGACCTGGACGTACCCGATGGGCCTTCCGAGGGTGTCCAGGTTCTCGTAGACCGTAGCCTTCACGATCCCCGGCACGCTCAGTACCGCCTGTTCGATAGCCCCCGTGGTGGCCCTCCGAGCGGCCAGGTAGTGCTTCTGGTAGCGCACCACGTAGTCGCCGTCTGTTTCCTTGTCCTCTCCGCCAGCCGTCGCGGTGACGTTGCTCACCGTCATCCCGGAGGTGGGCGCCCCGGAGAGGGTCGAGATGAGGTTGGTGATCTTTCCTGCGGTGGCTTTCTGGTTGGCCCCTGCGAGGACCGAACGGATGGGTACTCTTGTAGAGGTGGCTCCGATGGCCACTGCGGCACTCCCCACGGTGATGAACTGAATCCCGTCCGCAGTGCTTGCCACAGTCCCGTCCGGAATGGTGAAGGCCGAGGTCACTGCCGGACTGTAGGAAAAGGTGAGATAGCCGTAGGAGGGTGCAGCCTGCTTGCGAATCAGGTCGGGGTAACGGTCGGTGATGAGCCGATCCAGGGCATCCCCGCGAGCTGTGCCGGAGAAAAGATCCGCGCGAAGTCCAGCGAGCTGGCCAATGCACTCGTCGGCCATGGCAGCGGGTGCAGCCAGGAGGATGTTGAGGTCGGACCCCTGCCGGTCGATCTCCTCCGGAGAAAGTCGGCGGTTTCGCACCAGGGCTTCGGTCTTGCCGATGCGAAAGAGGTCGGGGAACGAGGGAAGGTCTGCCACGACCGGAGACTACCGGCAGGCGGCACTCGTTTCAACGGGAGGCGAGGAGCTCGGCTTCCATCGTGCCGGAGTTGGTCTGGACGATTGCTCGAATGCTCAGGTTGCCGTTCGACAGGCTCAGGTTGACTCGCACTTCCACCACGCCGGGCTCTCGACGAATCTCCGTCTCGATGGCGGCCTTGAGCGCAGGCAGAGAAGACCCCCGGAGTGGTTCCTTGATCTTGAGGTTCTGCCCGAACTCCCCTTCCGGGATGTGGAAGTAGCTCCCCGGCATGGTGGTGAGGCGCCGGAAGATCATCTTCTTGAGCACCTCATCCCCGAAGATCCGCGCGTAGCCACCCGCTTCGGTGGTCTGAAGGCCACCGAGCCACCCCTCCGCATTCTTGAGGTCGAAGAGTCCGTTGGGCTCTGTCACCGTGGTTGCGGGAACCACACCCTTGAAAGACACGGAGTAGGGTGCCGAGAGAAGAATGCCAGAGGCCGCACGCAGGGTGGTCGTCCGCACCTGGCATTCGTAGTTCCAGGAGGGAAGTGCCGTGCGAAGGAAGAGCTGGTATCGCCGCTCATTGAGGGCGAGTACCCCTACCACCACGAACTCTCGGGCAGGAGATACTTGCATGACCTGCCAGGTGCTCGGATTGAGCGCATCACCTCGCCCAAGCGGTGATCTGGCCAGGGGCCCTCGTGAGAGCGTGACCACCACGGAATGGGTAGTCACTGCAACGCCTCCCTGAAGGAGCAGCCTCGGGTCGGTGCCGTAGTAGTCGAGGCCCCACTCGGAAAGTCCGTAGCTCACAGGATGGTCCCCGTTCCAGGTCCAGAGGTGCCAGGTCCCGTCGTGACGCCCGACACGGAAGCCACCACCACCGTACCCTGGGTGGTGATGTGGGTCACGATGGCTGCACCGATGGCCCGAAAGATGGCTTGTCGCTGGGCAGGTCCGGCTTGGGGTGTAGCAGCTACGGCCAGGTCTACCTGCGTCATGATGAGGTCACCCAGTGTGTTCCCGTTGAGCATCAGGTCTTCCTCGCGAACACCTTCCGGGAGGTGTTCTGAAGCGCAGTGTACGTTTGTCCGGTAAAGGGGTCGATCCCGGAGCCATGCACCACTCCGTCGGTGGCTCCATGGGTGGCTGATCCCAGGTTCACGGAGCCATCGTTCACCACCAGATTGACGTTCCCTCCACCCTCCACCGTGATGGTCACGTTGGCTCCTGCGGAGACGAAGATGCGAGTGTTGGCCCCCGGCTTGGCGCGCAAGATCACGTCCGAACTGGGCATGAACTGCCCCTCTTCCGGTGCGGCAGGCCCTTTGAGCTCTTCGGGGGGTGGGTCAGCCTTGTTCCAGATCCGGCTGATGACCACAGGACCCGCTTCGGAGTCACCATCCGGAATGGCCACCAGCACGGTGTCGTCCACTTCGAGGGGGAAGTAGAACCCGAACGAGTTGCCAGCGTAGGGCACACCCAAGAGGGCGTTCTCCGGCTCTTCCTGAGGCAGGAAGGATACGTCCACGAAGACACCTTCCTGGGGGTCCACTCGCACTGCGTCTACGATCGCGTACACGATGTGGTAGCGAGGGTCGATCCCCGGTCTGGAGACCAGCGAAGCAAGCCTTCCGGCATCCATCTGGCGAGCCACTAGCGCCTCCACCGCGACGAGGTGAGCTGGCCTGTTTCCGAGACCGACGGGATGTCCTCGGTGTTCTGGCCTCCGGTGATATCTTGCACCGCCTGCCGCTCGCGAATGCTGGTCTCCGACTCGTTGGCGTAGAAGATGTCGCGGAGACCGATGCGCGACACTTCCTCTCTTCGCACCACCAGATTGTCCTGGCGCCCTCCGGGCACGAGATCCGCACGGTCCTGGTAGGTCCTTGTCCGTGTGGGTGAGGCCACGCTCATGTTGGCATTCGAGGGGTGGGTTGCCTGCCGAAGGGCGTGTGTGGCGTGCGCTTCGCGGTGTCGGTCGGCGTGCTGCCCACTCCTGTGCTGTTGCCGGGCTTCCGTGTTGAGGTAGTCCTGGCGTGGAATCCAGTAGTTCATGAGGTCCATCTTCACGGAGATCTCCTCATAGCTCCAGTCGAGGTCTACTCCCGCCACGTAGTAATACCGGAGCACCCCCATGATGTTCCCGCGTGCAGAGGCCACGATGGCTCTCGCGAGGTTCCGGTCCTGCACCCTGGCACGAACCCTCTCCACCGCCTCAGAGAAGCCCAGGCTGGCGGCTTCGTTGACCGTGGAAGAGATCCCGGACCTTCCAGTGGCCGAAGCATCCACCAGGAGCTCGATGGTGTCCCCTACCCGGAGACGCAGAAGGTCTGGATCGGCGTTGTTGCCCCCAAAGGAGGTAAGCCTGGCCGCGGAGACCTCCACCTTGATCTCGTTGCGCCCCATCTGCTCGTAGTAGCTCTGTGCAATGGCCGTGAGCTGCTGGATGTTGTGCCTTCCTCGCACAGGGATGTTCACCACTTCCTGGGACTCCTGGCCTCCAAGAGAGTCCCGCACGGTTCTCCGGTCCCCCTGGACCCCCTCCCGCCGAGCTTCCCGCTCCGTGCGCGGGGGCCAGACCACTTCGAGAAGGCTTTCCCTGCCTCTTCGTCCGGAAGAGAGGTTGTGGCAGATGCAACGGATGCTCTTGGGCTTGCTGTTGCCTGCGTACTTCCTGGCGAGCTTCATGTCCGTCACGTCGCGCCCGTAGACCAGACGACGCACTGACCACTCCCCGAGGCCCTCCATGGAGCGGGGGGTGTTGGGGTGGAAGGGAGTTCTCCTCCCATTCCGAATGTCGTTGAAGAGGTCCCTTCCCGGTCGGATGTAAAGCCTGCGACCCTGGAAGGTAGGCACAGCCCCCACAAGGTAGCAGAGCCGAGTGATGAGGTCCCAGAAGTTCATGTTGTCGAAGGCCCCTCCCGCGCTGGAGCCCTGGCCGCCAGCACCCCTCCGGTGGCGAGGCACCAGTCCTCGGGCGCCTGGAGAGGGGAGCTCACCACCAGGCCACTCATCGGGGTAGCTCACCACCTCGATGGGTTCCGGCAGCCTCCGAATCACGTCGTGCTCCCGGAGGATCTGCTCCACCACCTTGTGGATGTGCACGTCGAGGTTGATCCGGGAGAGGATGTTCGATCGCTTCTTCCTTCGCTCCGGGAACCTCCGGTGGTCATAGTCGAAGGCGTCACGCTCCGAGAGGAGAGGAGAATCCAGGAGCACTCCACGGAGGTCTCGACCCTCCAGATGCACCTCAGCACCATCAGGTCCGTACTCCACCCTCCAATCGTCTGCGGGACCGATCATGACGAGGTTCTCGTCGTTGAGCCTTCCGTCCTGGTTGCGGGTGCGGAGGATGGAAGCTCTCCTCCCGGGTGCCACTTCCCGGTTCATCCCGTCCGCAAAGTCCTGGGCAGAGACCGTGCCCATGTGCACCTCCACCGAACACGCCACGATGGTGCGTGGGTCGATGGGAAGCTCGCGGTAGTCCAGAACGATCTTGTAGGTGGCCGCCTGCGTGTGCCCCTGGAGGTGCACCGAGCACTTCTTGGGCACGCGATTCAGGATGAAGACCCCGGAGTTGTCTTCGCTGACCAGGGACTCCGTGGTGGCCGATGCACCCTCCCCTACGCGCACGAAGAGCTTCCGCTCGAAGCGCACGTTGAGGTTCACCGTGCAACTCGGGTAGTGGGTGAAGTCCCGTTCGTTCCTTCCAGAGGGCACTTCTTCACCCGTTCCTGGCTGCGATCCCCGCAGCGTTGAGGACCGCCATCTGGGCCATGCCGACGCGCTTGGCGGTGTCTCCGACCCCAGCCCACTCGGTGGTGTAGTTTTCAGGCGTCTCGCAAGCCACCACGAGGCAGTAGATCTTCCCCTCCTTGGCACGTGCAAGCAGGGACTCCAAGAGCTCGATCACCTGGGGGACCTGCCGCTGAAGGGGCGACACGACTTCCAGCTTGTGCACGTTCTCTTCAGCCACCGGAGCCGTCCTTCACCAGGCAGTACTTCACCCGCTCAATCGCCCCCACCATGCGCCAGAGGTCATCTGTCGAGAACGCCGAGGAGGTCCGATGTCCCGTGAGCTCTGCCACGATGCAGATGCCAAGCACCTCGCCCCGTTCGTTGGCTTCGAGGAAGGGCTGAAGTACCTCCGCGATCCCCTTTTTGGGGGAGGGTTGCACCAGTTCCAGGACGCCGGTCTTCTCTCCGCTCATGCAGCCTCCGTGTTCTGCGCGTCCACCCGCGGAATGGCAATGGTCTGTCCGGGGTAGAGCTCCGTCGTGGTCATCTCATTGTACAGCATGAGCGCGCGCCACTGGTCAGGCGTCCCGTAGTAGAGCCTGGATACGTCCCGGAGGTCTTCTCCTTCGCGCGCTCGATAGGTCCCAAGGCTCTCGCTCACCGGGGTGGCCATTGCCCTTGCACGAGCTTCCGCTTCATCACGCAGCCTTCGGGCGTCCGTGATGGTCTCGCGGGTGTAGAGCTGGGCCTGGAGAAGCTCCTCGGGGTCGATGGCAGCCAGGTCGAGCTCCCGCTGCTGCGCCCAGAATCCGGTGTCGGTGCGGTTGATGTTGTAGTCGGAGAAGGGCAGGACGCGCTGGATGTCCGTGAACATCCCTGCCCAGCCTGCGGCTTCCACAGAATCCACCACGTTCTGCGCGGACTGCGCGATGCCACCAAGCATTCCTCGCACCCGGTTGATCTCCGTGGCCGCGGATGCCTCTGCGGCCAGACCGCTCAAGGAGTCGTCGATGGCCTGAGACGTGGCTGCTACCGCGTTGATGGTGTTCCGAAAGGACGCCATGTGTTCGGCCACGAGCTGTCGTGGGGTATCGAGCACTCGCGCGAACTGGGCCAGCCGGTCGAAGAGGCTCCTCCCCGTCTCCAGTTGCCCCGCCGGAGGCCCGAACATGGGCACCGAGTTCACCCTCGCCTTGGAGATCCAGGCGAAGGTCGCCGACCACTCCACGTCGTGGATGTTGTGGATCTTCGTGTCGAACTTCTTGAGGTAGCCCCTCCGAAGGACAAAGGCCCAGGAAACCTCTACCTCCTGCCCCTCAGCCACCATCGACTCCAGGAGGTGTACGGCCTCCTGCGCAGAGGTCACTGGAGTACCCTCTCCTTGGAGATGCTGCCCGGTACGAGGTCCCGTCAGTCGAATGGGCGGCACCTCCGAAGGCCCGTAGGACAGGAACTTGTCCTTCCAGAACCCGTTGATGGTGGTTTCTCCGTAGGTGGGCCCCATGACGGTTCCGTATCCTTCCGGATTCCCGCTCGGGTTGGTGACCTTCACCCGCTGTTCCACCGAAAGGTCCAGAGGACGGAAAGGGAGTCCTCGGGCTACCATCGTCACGGTCCTTCGCCTTCCAGACACTTCCCGAATTGAGAAAGCCGGTACCTCGATCGCCATGCCGTTAGTCTACCTGATCCGCGGACCACCGCGTCAACCAACCCACGTCAAGGGGTCTCCATGAAGGTCCTCCTGTCTTGCCTCGTCCTCTCTGTCTCTTCTTGGCTCCTGGCTGCTTGTACGGGCAGCATCGGCCATATCAACCTCCCCTCCGATGCCTCCACCGACCGTTCGGACGTTCCAGAAGATCTCCAGAGCATGGTAGGCCCTGGCACCTGCCCCTCGGGCTCCAGGCTCGTACCAGATGCGGGGTGCGTTTGCCTCGATAGACTCAAGGAGTGCACCAAAGGCGGCCGAAGGGTATGCGTGAACACTAGCAGTGACCCACTTCATTGTGGGGACTGCGCCCGGCCCTGTGCCCGAGGCTTTGCGTGCCTGAGCGCACGTTGCGTCTGTCCCACACGCCTCCGCTCGGCCGTTTGCAACGGAGAGTGTGTGGAAGATCTCTGGTTGAGCGACCGCCATTGCGGAGCGTGTGGCAACCCTTGCCGGGAGCCCATGCACTGTTTCATGGGTGTCTGCGGTGCCATGGCTACCGAAGAACGCCGCGAGGAACTGGATGGCGGGCGAGGGTGGTCTAGCCAGGCCCGGTGAACGCGGGCTGGAAGCCTGATGCAAGGCGCTGGGAAGCCATCGCTTCGAGGTCGGAGGTGAAGGCGGATGCTACGCGGTCGGGGTCAAAGCCTTCCGCGAACTTCTGGGTGATGTCGAAGCGCGAGTAGCGGAAGTCCTGCACAGCGTGGGGGGTGGGTGTCCGCTGCCCATGGCCGCTGCGCCCCAGGTTGCCCCCCTGCTGACGCACAGTGTCCATGGCCTGTCGGAGCTGCGTGAGCCAGGTGGGCTCTTGTGACGCAATGCGGATGTTAGCCATGCCTGCGGCGTATTCTTCGTCAGAGATGAGCCCAAAAGCGTTCTTCAGGTAGAGGAGGTCTTCCCGCAGAGACACCGAGAAGTTGCGCATCCCGTCGGTGATCTGCCGGATGGCATCCACGAGGTCAAGGCTCTCCCCCTGCATCCCTCCAAAGAGTGCGGCCACCCCCGACACCCAAACGCTCGTGAACTCCAGGATCATCTGGAGCCCGAAGGCAAACGCCTGGAGTGCAACCAGCACGAATGGCACCACGGCGAGCAGCGGGATGAGTGCTGACTGGAGCAGGATGTCGAAAACCGGGATCACCGCTCCAAGAATGTTCGACGCCAGGTCGAGAAGGGGCGGCAGGAGGATGCCGAGCACCATCTCCGCGACGTTCATGAAAGCGTCGTAGACCCGATAGAGGTAGCCGCCCAGTTTGAGGAGTGGAGGGAGCACCGTCTCCACGAGGTGGGTCAGGGAAGCGAAGATGGGTCCGATGTTCCCGTGCAGGATCATGCGGGTGAGGAGACCGCCCAGGATGCCCCCCACCGGCCCCAGCGCCACCCAGAGGGCTTCTCCCACGATCGTAGGAAGCACCGTGGCCAGGATGTTCCCAAGCCCGAGCTGGTGAGCATCCATGAAGCCGGTAACACCACCGTAGGCCCTGGAGGCCAATCCACCGAGCGCTCCACCTGCGAAGTGCCCGAAGCGGCTTGCCGTGCCCCAGATAAGGTTGATCGCGTCCATGAGCTTGTGGGCCCAGGTCCCGAGCACCAGGTCGCCGATGTTCTGGAGGCGTGTTGTGAAGTAGTCGAGACCTCCAGCCACCTTCTGCGAGAAGAACTCTCCAACTTTCACCAGAATGGGTTGGAGGTGGGCAAGGGACTCTCCACTCGCCTTGAGAAACTTCTTCCAGCTCTCGAAGATGGGCTCCGTCACGGAGAGGTAGAGCTCGTGCCGAAAGGACTTCATGGTGCCGATGAGGGCCTCGTAGGAGTCTCCGGTGGCGTCGATCTGGGGCTGGAGGGCACGAGCGATGTTCTCCAGCACCTCCACACGCTTGTCCGTGTCCATTCCTCGGATCTGCTCGGCGGTGACCTGCTTGCCCTTGTAGGTGGCCAGGTTGCGCCAGGACTCCATCCAGGAGCGGTCGGTAACGTGAGGTCCGTTGGTGAGGAATTGCACGAGGTCGCGAGCTCCCTGCTCGGAGTCAATTCCGGAGGAGACCGAGCCAGCACCGAGGTAACCGGCCAGGTGGATGGCCCTGGATTCGGTCATTCCGTGTGCTTGGGAAAGAAACGGCAAGCTCTGGGAGAAGAACCGCATGTAGTCTTCGGTCTCTCCGGGAAGCCTCGCCGCGAGCTGGTTCATGTCCGAGAGGATGCCGCGAGCTTCGGTGCGGGCCTGCTGGAACTGCCCCGCGTAGACCCGCGTGAACTGTGCAGCTCTCTCGGCCTCCGCAGCACCGGGCATGGAGCTCGCGATTTCGCGATTGATATCTGCGACTGATTGTCCGACGTATTCGTATTGACGGAGGGTTCGGGCGATGGTGTTGAGCTCCTGCTCGCGGCCCGACCAGGCGTTGGCCACGTTCTGGATGGGCGCGAGCACCTGATCCACCGAAGCCTTCACGCTCATGGCGATCATGCCCACGGAGGCGAGCTGCTGGCCCCACTGCACGAGCTTGGAGCTCGCCCCCCCATCCACGACGGAGAGATAGTAGGAGAGCTGCTGGGCGACTTCGAGCACTTAGAGCTCCTGTCCGGGGAGACGGTTCTCGTTCTCCACGAGGTCCGAGATGGCTTCGATGAACTCGTGGGAGTCCGACACCGGCATGGCCATGGCCTCGTGGAGGGTGGCCCTGCCGTAGCGGCAGAGGACGGCGATCCTCTTCCAGAACGATCTCCGGTAGTCCTCCATGGAGATCTGCCTGCCCGCGAGGAGCGCCAGGGAGTACGGGACTACCGGACCTGGGCCGTGGCGCTCGCGAGAAAACTGGCGTTGCTGTCGGCCTTGGGCTGGTTCACCTCGTTGTAGGCCGCCATCACCAGCGTGCGCCCCTTGGGTCCCACCATGGCCATGAAGGCGTCCACCGAGGAGTCCTCCGTGGAGAGCTCCACGACTTCTCCCCCCACCTTGACCGCGCGGACCAGGGACTCCTTCACGAGCTCCTGGATCATCAGCCCAGCGTCCCGGCCCACCCGGTTGAACGCCTTGGCTTCGGCGCTCGGGAGGAGCTCACGGAGGGTGACCGAGATGTGCCCGGTCTCCTGCTGGAGGTCCGGAGGCAGAGGGAACTTCCTGGGGTTGGTCTTGTGAGCGGCCTTCTCCTCGGGGGAGGGCGACGGGAAGGTGAAGGTCACCTCCACCGGCTCACGGTACGACTTGATCTCGACGGGCATTGGGACTTCCTTGCTAGCGGTTCAGGGACTACGAGAGCACGGCCTGCACTTCCGAGCAGGCTCCCTCGATCTTGAAGGTCACGTAGTCCGTGCGCGACCCGATGTTCACCGGGAAGGCTCCGAACTCCACGTCCTTGAAGGTCATGCGGGCAGTGTCGCCGTTGGGCCACGTCATGGTGGCCTTGATGTTGATGCGGACTCCGGGGGTGCGTCGCTGGGCCTTGTCCTTGGCGACCTTCACCAGCTCCAGGATCTTGTTGTTCTGGGCGTGCATCTCCATGTCGAGCTTGACGCCCTTGTACACGGAGTCCTTGCGGTTGGTGGTCTCTCCCAGGTAGCCCTCGTCCTTGAGCTCCAGGTCCTCCGTGAAAGAGAACGACCGGATGCACTGGATCTCCTGCATGGGCCGGGAGTCCTTGATGATGATGACCGAGACGTTCTGTCCCAGTAGCCTTTGCGACATTGCCAAGACCTCTCTGTTTCGTTACCTTTTGAACCATGCAGCGACTCAATCTGGTCGGAAGCCGCTTTGGGCGTCTCATCGTACTGAAGGACCTCGGCAATGACAACAACGGCAAGCCATCCTGGCTCTGCAAATGCGACTGCGGCAACGAGCTGACCACCGGCACACTGGTGCTTCGTTCAGGTAAGAAGAAGTCGTGTGGTTGCCTCCGAAGGGAAAAGTCCAGGGAGAGGGCAATCGCCAGAACCAAGCATGGCCACTACTCTGGCAATCGTCCGACACCGGAATGGACAGCGTGGGCTTCAATGCGTCAGCGGTGTTTGCGCCCTTCCCATCCTCAGTACAGCTCCTATGGTGGTCGCGGCATCAAGATTTGTGAACGCTGGATGTTGTTCGAGAACTTTCTTGCCGACATGGGCACGAAGCCAGCGGCTCCTCCAGGCATGAAGCGTGCATTCTCCCTTGATAGAATTGACAACGAGCGGGGCTACGAACCGGACAATTGCAGGTGGGCTACGTCAACCACACAAAACAACAACACTCGTGGCAATCATCGGATCACGATTCACGGAAGCACCCAGACCCTCTCACAGTGGGCCAAAGAGCTTGGGGTCACGAGAAGCCAGATTAGACGACTGTCCGAGAGGTTGGGTGGCGTAGAAGCAGCCATCCTCTCCCTATGGCGCCCAGCGTCGGGCTAGCTGGTCTCTTCTTCCTCTTGGTGTTCTAGCGCCCTGCCTTCACGGCTCTCCGGACGGGCCAGCCGGATCTACGGAGCGGCAAGGATTCACTCCGCAGAAGCCTGGATCGCGTCGGGCGTCACGCGGGACATGCAGACGATGGTGTCGAGGGTCTGGAGCATCTGCACCGTGTGCTTGATGACCCAGATGCCCTCTGCCGCCAGCGCGGGGGTGTTCACAGAGCGGTCGTCCACGAGGTAGTTCGCGATGCGCTGCGCCTCGGGGTTGGTGTCCGAGAGCATGTCCGAGAAGAAGGCGTCGGTCTCCGAGCGAAGGGAGTCCTTGATGGACTGCCGACCCAGGGACTTGGCCATCATGTTGTAGCGAGCGGAGAGGGAGTCCTGGATGTAGTCGGCCATCCTTCGACGGTTGATGTTGGTCTGACCGCTCGTGAGGGAGGTCGTGACCCCCGACTGGAGGATGGGCCCCACCACCCGGTCCATGCGCAGTGCGCAGATGCCGTACTGCTTGAACAGGATGTAGGTGTTCATGTCCAGGGACGGACACCCGCGCTGGTAGCCGCGGATGGGGGAGAACACACTGGTCACCGGCTCTGCGGCCTGACCGGGGTTGTTCTCCGGCGGGAGCTTGGAGAGGAGCGCGGCCACCCAGGTGTCCATGGTGACATCGAGCACGCCATCGTCGGTGGTGAGCGAGTTGGGCGTGGCGAAGGCGGTCCCGATGGCCTCGGGAATGAGGGTCTGACAGCCCGGCCAGGAGTAGATCACCCGCTCGTTGCGCACGGCCCCACCCGAGCCACCCACTCCAGGTGCCGCCGAGCCGAGCACCGTCGAGAGGCTCACGGTTTCCAGCTTGGGGCTGATGATGGTCATGCGGGAGAGTCCCCGCTGCGACGCTTGGATGCAGTGAAGACGCAGAGCAGCCTGGATGGTGGCGTCCTTGCGCGCGGAGGTGACGATCTTGACCTCGTTGGTCGGGGTGTCGTCCCGCAGGAGCGCATCCAGGGCTTCCTGGTAGCGTGTGCGCAGGACGGAACCCGCCGAGAGGTTGTCCGCGTGCAGTGCAGCTTCGTAAGTGAGCGCCGTGGAGGGGTGGGTGTAGCCACCCAAGCCCGAAGTCACGTCCCAGAAGGTGCCCGAGCCTGCCGTGGGAACGACGAGAGGGGTGAGCGCAGCCCCCGCTGCCGTGGTGGCCACACGGGGGCGAGCCAGCACGGTGTACCCACCCGCTTCGGAGAACTGGTTGGTGGGTCCGGAGTCCGCGTCCGAGCCGCGGTGAACACGGTAGGCCAGCGCGCTCCCCGCAGCCCAGTCGGTGGCCGCCGTGAAGTTCGAGCCGTCGTGCTTCTGGCAGGTGATGACGGTGGCCGAATCCACACTGACCACGCGAAGCGTACCCGCTCCCGCGCAGAGAAGGTTCTGCGAGGCTGCGGCGGCGTTGAGACTTCCAGGAACCACTGCGTCGCCCTCGACCACACCATCCGTGATCCAGGAGCCAGCAGCACGTGTGATCGTGACCGTGGCAGCCACGGAAGGAGTACCCGAAAAGCTCGACACCGAGGTGGTGCCATCCACCCCCGTGGACTTTGGCGGAGTGCCCGTGAAGAGCACCTTCTGGGCGAGCACCGCGCGAGAGGTCGAGTTGGTGAAGGTCGTTCCCGCCACCACGGCAGTGCCCACGCCGGGCACGATGGGCGTGGTGTCGGCGGCAGAGCGGTTGGTGGGCAGATCACGCCAGATGCGGATCGCCCCCTGGTCCCCGGAGCTCCTTCGGATGAGGTCCACCGGGAGGGCTACCAGTCGGGAGAAGCTCTTGTTGCGGAGCTCGACGAAGAGGTTGCCCATCTCGTCCCCGAAGTCCCCGAGATAGCGGTCGAAGCCGCCGATCTTGTCGAGGAGGTCCTGGCCCGAGTAGATCTCCTTGGGTCGGATGTCCGAGGTCACCACGCCGGAGGTGTTGACCGAGCAGACGGTGCTCATGTCCTGTGCCTCCCCCACGACGGCCACCATGCCGTAGTCCGTGCCCTGGATGCGGCCTGGGGTGGGAAGGTCCACGATGACCACACCCTCGATCGCGGTGAGCTCATCGGTGCTGGGGAAGTAGTCGTAGCGACGAATGAATCCTGCGCCTGCCATGGTGGAGGAGCCTACAGGAAACTATTCGACCGTTCCAGTAGCTCGCGGGAGAAGTTCCGGAAGGGCGAAGACTCGCACAAAAGGACAGGTGGCCTGAAGGCGCACCATGGCCTTACGGTAGCCACGAAGGTTGTCGCTGTCGTTGTCCGGAAAGCTCATGGAGATGAGTTGAAACTGGCCCCGGAGGCCGTAGTAGTGTGGCATCTCCAGAAGGAACCCACTCATCCACTCCACCGGGGCGAGCCCATCCTCCAGCATGGCCAGACACGCCTCTCGAATCTCGTCGTTGTTGGTCCAGAGGTCCACCATGATGGTTTGCCGGACCTCTCCCACCGCAAAGAGGCTGCCCACCCGGTCCTGCCGGAGGAGGTAGGGCTCAAAGGAGGGGGAGTCTTCGGAGCCTCCATACTGGCCCTCTCCTTCGGGGTAGACTGCCGCGGAGGGGTAGAAGGCCAGCTCAGGCGGAGCCGCTTTCAGGTCCCGCACCTCTTCGAGTTTCATGTGCTTCCCCTGATTGAAGGGAAACTGGAGCGTGCTGAGGTATTTCGCCAATGCACGCGAGGGAGCACGAGCTGCGGCACACTCCCGGTGCAGCGTCACCACGGGCCTGGTGTCACGGTCGAGTACGAGGTTCACTTGGACATCTCCCTTGCGAGCCTCTCCAGACCCTCTTCCAGCCGCCGGTTGCAGATCTCCAGGATGCGAGGAGCTGCCCGCTCGGTGATCTTGCGGGGCCGGTTGCGGAAGCCATCCATGTTCCGTGTGGCAATGGCGTTGGCGACGATGATGGCCGCCTTGTTGGCGGGAAGCTGATTGCCTGCGTGGGTGATGGTGATCCCCCGCTGGGCCATCCAACGCTGGATCATGTCCACTCCCGCGCGGCTGATGTGGTTGGTGGCGGCCTTGGCGCCCTCCTCCACATACCGCGCGTAGGTCCGGGAGTTGAAGATGGAGACACTCAACGCCCGGGGGTTGGAGTCGAAGTCGATACCCCAGTCCGCGATCATGGCACCGGAAGCCACCGCAGGAGGTCGAGCTCGCGGAGAGTCCGACGCAGGCGGCGCGTCCTTCTGCCGAGCCACCAGCACCGCGATGGACTGCCTTGCCGCAGTCTTCAGGGCACTGGCGATGGTCTGCCGGAGCTTGCGACCAAGGGCCATCTCTCGTTTGCCGAGCTGGGACAGTGGAACGTTGAAAACAAAGCTCATTGTCTCACCCTGAGCTCCCATCCGCCTCTCGATCGGTACCGGCGCGGAGAAGACGTACATGCCACTGGAGAGCTCCCCCATCGGCCGCGTGGTAGGAAGGCACTCCCTGAATCTGGAACCTGCGGCGACGCTTGCTCTCGGAGTCTCCGCGGGAAAGTGAGACCTCCCAGAAGAACTCCTCGTTCGGTGCCAGTGCCTCCCCATTGGGACCAAGACCTCGGAGTGCGTTCTCCTGGTACCTCGGGGGGATCTCCGTGATCTGAAGACCTCCTACTTCATCGAGGCCAACGGCCTGGAGCTGAAGATTGATCCCCGTCATGGGGTCCACCTTCGGGGTGGGAAGAATCTCGACCTCTGTCTTGATCCTCTCTACTCCCTGCCCCCTGCGTGCGCCGGACCAGATGGTCTGCACCAGGAACACCCTGTAGGGTCTCGCCCCAAGCTCGGCAGCGAGCTGCCGAAGCTCGTCCAAGCACCCGTCTTCCACGAAAGACCCGAGGAGGGTGTCCTTGTACTCGAAGTCGAGAACGGGCTTGATGGTCACTTGGAGTTCTCCCGGCAGAGGACACACACCACTTCTTCCCGCACAACATTCCATGCTTGCTGGCAGAAGAGCTCACCACACACAGAGCACTTCCAGTACGGCATGAGCGTCACGTCCTCTGGCCCCGAACGGCACCAGGAGCGTGGCCGGTGGAGCTTGCAGAGGTCTTCTCGGGAGTAGAGGAAGGGCTTTGTGCTCACCGTACGACTCGCACGTTGTTTCCGCCGGAGAACTTCTCCGAGATGGGGTAGTACGGAGCCCCCAGGCAGTCGGCCAAGCGCTTGGCCCACCGGACGTACTCGTGCTCCAGAAGGTCCGTGCCCTGCTTGCCGTTGGCGGGGCGCATCTCGATCTCCCCGATGCGATTCACCACCACGTAACAGGCGGCCTTGAGCATCTTCTGCTCCAGCCCATCGAGGGTGACCAGCAGTGTCCTCACCCTGGTGAGGCCCTCGTCGGTGAGGAGGTCCATGGCCCTGTCCACCAGGAAGAGGGGCTGGAGGGGAATCACCATGCCCATGGCGTAGGCCGAGCCCGACGTGACCTCGGGGTAGCCGAGGTGGCGCCTCACCCGACTCTTCTCCGAGTCCGTCAGGAGGTTGCTCACCCGCGTTCCTCCATCTTCACGCCGAGCGCCATGTACTTCCTGGCGAGGTCAGCGTCATGGACCACCTTGCCCTGCTTGACCTGGGTGATGATCCCGTTGATCGCGAGCTTCTGGCGATCTTCGAGCACCACCCAGTGCTTCTGGGCTTCGTCGGTGGCCGGGGGGGTGTAGGGAGGAGCCTCCTGTCCCTCCAAAGAGGGGAGCACGACGTGCTGATCGGAGGGTTGGTAGCGGGTGTTGGTCTTCCGGCTCATGGCCGGAAACTACCACGTAGGCTCGGGAAGGGGAATCAGGCGCCGCCGTGGAGGAGGCAGAGGCTTCGCTTGTAGCGGGCGGGGCCGGGGGCCGTCGCGTCGGTGCGGTACACCCAGTCGCCGACGAAGACCCACGAGGTCGAGACCATCTGCTGGAGGCGGTCCTGCGGGGCCCGCATGATGACCTTGACGTGATCGGCGGTGATCTCGATGCCGTCCTGCATGAGGTGCACGTCACCCATCTTGCCGTTCAGCCCGGCCTCGGTGATGTACATCGCCGGGTCCTGGTAGTATTCGATCAGGCCGCCCCAGCCGCAGAAGAGGATGCGGTGGACGCCCATGCCCGTCGTGAGCCCGTTGTTGGTGAGCTCCGGCGCGAAGGCGTCCACGTCCGAGAACGTGGCGCCGTCGTACGGGTAGACCGTGCGGCTGAGAGGAGCTTCGTTGTTGCGGACGAAGCTCACGCCGAGGATGCGGCCCACCACGAAGTCCGTGTACATGTACGAGTCAGGGCGACCCGTGTTCATGCGCTGGATCTCCGTGTCCGCGAACATCGCCGACTCCGACTCGGGGTCGATGTGGGCGTGAAAGTTCCCCTCGGGGTAGGGGTGAGCGTTGTTGGTGCGCAGGCGCGTCACCGCGGTGCGGATGTCCTGGAGCGTGGGGAGGTCCGTGACCGAGAGGTCATCGACCTTGTTGCCGCCGCCCACGAAGAAGCTGGAGCTCTTGTCCACCGCGTGGACGTAGGCCCGGTCGGCCCAGGTGGCTGCCGAGTCCAAGGTGAGGGTGCCCGGCCCGAGCTCGTCTCCAGCCGTGTCCGGCGTGGCGGCGATCACGTTGCGGATGGTGCCACCGATCGAGATCTGGAGGGGGTTGGTGCTCGACACGGCGTCGAAGCGCACTCGCTGCACGCCGCTGCTCAGGACGGTGTTGCGCGCCGTGGTGAAGCCGTTGAGGCGCTTGACGACCAGCGCGGTGGCACTCGACCCAGCGCCGTTGGCCACCGTGAAGCCCGACTCGGCGATGTTGTACTGCCGGTTGCGCACCAGTCGGTTGAGCGTCTGGGCTGCCTGGAGGCCGAGCGCGTGGGCGTTCGACATCAGGAGGTCCACGATCGCCTGCACGCTGGTCGGCATGTGCGTGTCCATCGTGTCGGCGTACTGGTGGAGCTGCGCGGACCACTGCTCCAGCGGGTACGACTTCGGGGTCGGATCGACACCCGGTGCGATGGGCCGTCCGTTGGGCTCGATCGTGCCCTTGCCGGTGAAGATCTGGGTGTCACCGACCTGGCCAGGCCAGGGCACCGAGGCCACGTCACCACGGTAGAGCATCAGGGGGAAGAGGGCGTCGTGGAAGGCGCGCTCCAGGTAGCCCTCCTGGACGATCGCCCGGACTTCGGGCGTCTGGATCAGTGTGCTGAACGTCGGCATCGGTCTCTTGTCTCTTTCTCGCGGGCTGTTTCAGCCCTCTTCCTTGTTCTACAGCCCGTGGGTTCGGTCAGACGTGGCTTGCGGGGTGCCGGATGCCCTTCTTGCGGAGGGCCTCGCGGTACTCCTTGGCGTCCATCTGCATGGCGGTCTTGGTGGCCTCTTCGGTGCCTTCGCGCACCTGGGTGGCCGTCGCCGCCTTCGGGGCGGAGCCCGGAGGCGACGAGTTGGCCGGAGCTTCGTGGATCACGGGCTCCTGGCTCTTCTGGAGGGCCTGACGGAAGATCGCAGGCTTGCGCTTCTTCAGGTCCTCGCTGAACCACTTCACGGCGTCGAACTCCTTGGCGGACTTGGAGTCGAGGCGCTGGAAGTGCTTCTGGAGCGAGCCCGCGGCCGAGTCGATGTACTCGGGGTCCACGTCCGCTTCGTAGGCCCAGGCGCGGATCTGGAGCTCGTCCTTGAGGGCCGAGTTCTCCTTCTCCAGTTGGGTGATGCGGGACTTGAAGCCGCGCACCTGGCTCTGGAGGGTCTGGATCTCCGTGCGGAGCGAGGCAGTCTCCCCGGAGGTGTGGGTGGCCGGGCGCTGAGAGGCCCGAACCCTCTGCACCTCTTCCAGGCTCTCGAAGCCCATCTCCTTGAGCTGCTTCGCGAAGGCCGACTGGGCCGCCTTGCGGCCTGCCTCTCGGTCTGCTCGACGCTGCTCTGCGCGCTCCCGTGCGGCGGGGCTCGCGATGGAGGTGATCCGGGGCTTCTCCTCGGTTTCCGTCTCCTGGGACGCCTGGAGGTTCTCCTCGGGGTCGAGCTCGACCTCCGGGGGCTCCGGTGCCTTGTTCCCGTTCAGGGCCTCGTCGAGGACCTGTCCGAGGCGAGTGTTCTCATCGGGGTTGGTGTCGATTGCCATGATCGTCAGTCCTGTCCTTGCTCAGTCCTGCGCTCAGACGCCCGAAGACCACACCGTGGACATGGGCTCCGCGGGGCAGGGGATGTACTCCAGGATGAACGCCGTCACGGTGCCCTCGAAGGTGAGGGTCTTGCCATCGTCCGAGATGAGCGCCACTCCGGCGATGCCCGACGAGGGAGCCACTGCGGTGCCGCCTGCGTCCGTGACCACACGAGGTCCGGTTGCTCCGGTGCCCACCGCGGTGACGCGGAGCGTCTTCACGCAGAGGATGGGGGGGAGGTTGTCCGAGCTCACCCGGTCGAGGCCCGTGATGGTCGAGGCGGCGCGGAAGGTCGAGGTCGTGATGTCGAACGAGGCCGCAGCGGTGAGCCCCGTCACGACCACCTTCACCAGGCCCAGCATGTTGCCGAGCAGCATCTTGCGGAAAGCCGCCGGAAGCTGGTTGAGGTTGGCCTTGTTGAGGACCTGCTGAAGCGTCACGTCTGCGGTGGTCGTTGCCATGTACGGGGTTCCTTATGCCTTCTGTCCGAGCACTACGGCCACGTCCGTGTCGATTGCAGTGGCCCTGGTGAGGTCGATTGCGGTGATGTCCACGGAATCACAGCGCAGAATCAGAAGAGTGTCAACAGGTACGGACTGTTGAGAACCGTCCGTACTCGTCAAACGAACACGCACCTTCGCACCGTCTGTCCGAATGCTCAGGAAGTTCACCCCGGTGAGAGCGCCAAGGCTCACCGATACCGCCGTGTCCACGGTCAGGGTGTAGATGTTCGAGACCGTGCGAGAGAGGGCCAGCTTCTCGTCGTAGGTGACGAGGGTGGTGGGAAGGCCCGAAGGGCTCCCCACCGGAGGCTTGGCCACCGCGCTGCCGGTCAGTTCGAGGATCTGAGTGGCCACGCGCTACTTCTTCTTGCCCTTCTTCGGGGGCGCTGCGGACTGGCAGTCCTTCTTGACCATCTTCTTGATGAGGGCCTTGTCTTCGGCCTCATCCGTGTGCTTGGCGCCCTTGGGCGCTTCCTTCTTCTTGGCCACGCTCTGTTCCTTCTTCATGTGAGCTCTCCTGCTCGCCAAAGCCAGGCACCCACCAGGATGGGTTCGAGCTCCTGAATCTCGGGTGCGAGCACTTCCGAGATCTGAATGGCCTCTTCCGGAGAGACCCCCGAGAGAAGTTCCGGCAGTCCGTCATCCCAGGTGTCCACCAGTTCGTAGAGCTTGTCCGCGTCGTTCTCCGGGAGCTCCTGGTCATCGGAGAGGAGCATCGCCGGGTTCATGGAGCGGATCTGCTCTTCGATCTCTGGGAGGTGCTGCCTCGACAACAGGATGATGTTCTCCATCTGGTCCGGTGTCTTGGTTGCACCTCCCATCTGGGCTTCCTGCTCCTCGGGCGAAAGCTCCTCGGTGGGAACAGGATCTTCCTCCTGGCCCATCGCAGGTCCTCGGTTCTGGCTCCAGTTCTGAAGGTCGGCCATTTCTTCCGGATCTTCCTACACGCCTTCTGAGGCGTCAATCACCAGTCTTCCCCAGCCTGGATGCGTCGGGCGAGGTCTGCGGGGCTGAACTTCCGGGTCTCTCCCGGAGGCACTGCCACATCTCCGAAAGGGTGCCCCTCCTCGATGAACTCGATCAGGGAGTCCGCCCCATCTACACGACCCCCTTCGTGGTCGGCGATCTCGGAAGAGTGTTCCTGGTTGGGGATGGGCCGGAAAGGGTTCTGGTTCATGCAGTCCTCTTGCGGAGCAGCCTACGGTTCTGGAAGAGCCGGTCAAACTCCCGCGCGATGGGCTCGAAGTCTTCATCCTGCCACTGGGAGTCGTATCCGTGGCGTCGCCAGCGCTCGCCGTACTCCTTTGTCTCTCGGTGAATCTGTGGTGATCCTCGCAATCCAACCCACTGCGCGTAGCTCCTCGCGAAAAGCTCCGAAGGGTCGAGGAGGTACTCCGTGAGCTCCTGCCGTCGCCAGTTACCCTCCCTCCCGTGCTCCTCGTGCTTTTTCACGAGGTTCTTGGCTGCTTGAGAGCGGTAGATGGCCTGCATGAGAGGTGCGAGCTCTTTGGAGCGTTGGTGAGTGGCCAATCCCTGCAAGGATGCCTTCCCGTTGCCAAAGAGGTGGTGATCCAGGAAGTGTCCATACTCGTGGACCACGGTAGAAGCCGGGCCTTCGCAGTACCGAGAGACCTCGATCTTGCTCCCTCCGAAAGCTCCCCAGAGGTGGTACATCCCGTTGGCCCCGTCGAGCTCGTGGGCGACATGAATGGGCACCCGATAGAGGTTTTTGGGAACAGAGTGCACCTTCCCGATTGCCTGAATGGCGTGGTCGGTGCCGTTGTTGGCGTTCTTGGCGAAGATCAGTCCGTAGTGAACGCTAACGTTGTTCTCGGGGTGCACCGACTCCGAGGTGGTCTTGATGCGCTGGCCCTGCCGCAGGTGGAAGGTGAGGTTCTTGGGGTCTTGCTCGCGGACGTAGTAGGTCTGCCGGTGTGTGCCGTGAGCATCCCGGACGTTCAGGACCTTCTTCTGGAGCCCACTCCTCTGCACCTTACCCTCGGGTGGCGTGTCGGAGCACGTGGTGGGTTGTCCAAGCGGTGGCCAAGCCAGCAGGAACACCAATCAAGCGAGAGACACCTTCGACCTTGAGCTTGTCGATCGTGCTCATCCGGTCGTAGTCCGCTCGGAGGCTCTTCCACCGCTTCGACTGACGAAATGCGGCGGTGGTTGCCAGACCACCAGCCATCATGCCCACAGTATGTGCCTTCCCGATATCCCAACCGAGACCCATCTTGTTCCCGATGTGGTGGCCAGCGTGTTGCCCAGCCGAGATGCCGACTCCGAGAGCCGCTCCGTGGAGGGCCATGGTCTTCCAGTGCTTCTTCGTAAAGTCCGTGGCTGCCCCCTGCGTCTTCCGTGTTGGGGCGGCGCCCTTCGCAGGCTGTGCCGCCTTCACCATTACGGAACGTTGGTAGGTCTTGCCCCTCTTGGAGCGAACCGTGATCTTCTTGCGTTGAAGTGCCATCTTCTCTCTCTAGAGGCCGAAGGGTGTCCAATGCGAGCGGCGGCCACCCGAACGTTCGAGGTTGCGCTTGATGCGGTCGTTCTTGGCCCGGTCTCGATCCATCTGAGAAGCCTGGGCCAGCGCAGAGCGGTGGGCTCTGGTCTCTTCCGCAGTGGCAGCCCTTGCCCCACTGTTGTTGTAAGGCTGGTCCGGTGCATGTGGATGGTTGTGCTGCCCGGAGGTGTGTGCTGCGGGATGGTTCTGCGGCTGGTAGTGGGCGTGCCCTCGATCCATGAACGGGTTCGAGGTACCTGCTGCAAGTCCAGGAAGTTGCGGCCTTCCCTGAGCTCGGTTGCCCACCCAGTTCGCGAGCTTCTGGACGTGAGAACTCCCGTAGTGACCCGCCAGGAAGTTTCCGGCGTGTCCACCAAAGAAGCCACCGAGAGCGGCTCCAGGAGCTCCACCAAGGAAACCGCCCACCGCCGTGCCTGCCACCTGACCAAAGCGTGAGCCTACGTGGGAAAGTGCGGCTTCTCCACCAACATGCGCGAGGTGAGCGGCAAGCCCTCCTCCGGTGTGCTGACGGAATCCGGTGATCCTGCTCTTGGCCGCCGAGAAGGCGGTGTGGCCAAGTCCCTGCAACTGCTGCCCGGTCTTGGAGAGTCCATGCTTCTGGATGTGTCTTGCCCCAAGCGCTGCACCTCCGAGAAGTGCAGCTCCGGCCACAATCTTCCCCGCATGGCGCCGAAGAAATCCAGGCTCACCGTCGGGACCGGCATGGCGCATGGACCCTCTCGCCTTGGGGTTGGCCTTCACCCAATAGGTGCGCTTGACCGAGCCCTTGGGACCTCGGACGGTCTTGGTGACCTTCTTCAAGCCACGACGGGAGGAAAGAGCCACGTTGTCCTACTTCCGTGCCCTTCGGCGGTCGATGGCCCGGCCCACGACATGGCCCATGAGCGCTCCCACTACTGCTCCGGATGCTGCTCCTCCGGCACCAAACACCATGGCACCGCGCGCTGCTCCGCTGGCATAGGCGTGCCCTGCACGCAGTGTGTGATTCCTGGTGAACTCCCGCATCTGTTGGGATGCTGACGCTGCGTTTGGAGTAGCCACCCAGTTCATGTTCGTCCGACCGAAAGCGTCTTTGGCGCGGTCGGCATTCGTGAACTGGCCCAGCATCGAGTGGTGCGCTACGCCAGTTCCGAACGCAGCGCCGCCCAGGACGCCCACCGTGCCACCGAGCGCGGAGCCCAGCAGACCGCCGATGATGCGCCCGCGCGAAGCGGCCTTGCCCGAAGAGGCATCTGCCGATCGGAGCGTGGCCTTGGGTTGAGGGCCCTGTGCCTTGACCCAGTACGACCGTTTGACGGTGCCCTTCTTGGTGCGGACGGTCTTGGTGACCTTCCGAAGTCCTGCCTTGGCCATGACTAACGTCCCCTTCGCCGCCGCGCGTACTCCGCGTCAATGGCAGCCATGTTCTTCTGGTGGTTGTACGCGGTGCCAAGAAGACCTGCCGCGTGACCCATGACACCCAACACGATCTTTGACCGATTCGAGAGGTGCTTGGAGGTGGCTCGACCCACTCCGTATCCGGCCACTGCACCCCCGACGCTGCCCGTGAGCATGTGACTTACCACGTGGCCCGACTGGAAGTGAGGGTCCTTCTTCATCCCGCTCAGGCGTCCGAGGTTGGACCCCACGCCCAGCCCCGCGTTGGCCATGCCGAGGTGGTAGAAGCGGTTCACGTCGTGATCCTGCTTCTCCTCGTTGCGCATGGCCTTTCGGCGCGGAGCAGCCTTGGTGGGCTGCCCTGCCTTCACCATCACCGACCTCTGGTAGGTTTTGCCCTTCTTCGAGCGGACGGTGATCTTCTTGCGCTGAAGGCCCATGGACTCAGCCCCTCAGAGCCCGACGGCCCTTGAACGAGTTGGACGCGACGGCGTGACCTGCGCGGAGTGCATGGTAGGCCGAGGCCACCCTGCCGAAGCCGGAGCTGCGCGAGTGCCCATACTGGTCGGATGCAGCCGAGCGACCCTCGGAGGCCGCCTTCGACGAGTCCTTGCGGAACATCGAAGCCTTGGCCCGCATGGAAGGACCTCCCTGATGCGCTGCCGATCCATGCCACGTGCTCGCCGTGTTGTTCGACGAGTGGGCCATCGAGCCGTGCCAGGTGGGGTTCTTGGATGCCAGGAGCCCTCGCTTCTTGGCAAGGTGAAGAGCCCCCGCCACTGCGGCCCCTGCGAGCGCGACCTTGCCCACGGTCTTGGCCACATTGCCAGCCTTGACCCAGTATGACCGTTTGACGGTGCCCTTCTTGCCTCGAACGGTCTTGACGACCTTCTTCAGTCCTGCGCGATTGGCCATGAATTCCTCGTGTTCGACGCTACCACACGCGAAGAACAAGGGAATCTGTTCATTCGTCCAGTTCGGGCTGGTGAAGTGCTTGGACTTCCTTCCGGTGCTCCCACCAACTCCGGAGGCCGCACAGCCTCCCCAAGAGCCAGTAGCGAAGGAGCCAGAGCGCCAGCCGCCAGGCAATCTTCTCCTGGAGGTGGGCGTGCGTCACAGGGCCATCTCCCGGAGAAGTGAAGAAGAGCTCCACCATCTTCCGCTCGTCCATGGCGGTGACCTCGGTGTAGCCATCGGTAACGCGGAATGGCTTCATCGGACCAGGGCTGCCTTCTTGAAGTGCTTGAGGAGCGCCTTCTCCTTGGAGCTCTTGGCCTGGACCGTACCCGACCAGTTCCTCCGGAGCTCCAAGTGTTCAGGGTAGTTCATCCAGAGCACTTCCGTACGCTTGCGCTTCTCCTCGGCTGCGAAGGCTGCCGACCCTACGCTCACCTCGTAGTCGATCCTGCGCCAGCCTCGAAGCCGCTGGTCGTAGAGGGGTGAGGGGTAGCCCGAGAGTGCAAACTTCGTCCCCTTGGCAGAGAGCTCCTCCAGCTTGTCGAGCAGCGCCACGTGTTGGGCATGGTCCATCTCGAACTGGTAGGTGCCCCCCTCCCCAAGTGCATCCGGGTGGTAGGGAGGATCGAGGTAGGCAAACACCTCGGGGCCTGCGTAGGCATCCAGGAGCTTCAGCGCATCGAGGTTGTTGATCTCGACCTGCATCATCCGGCGCGCGTAGGCGTGGAAGTGTTGGAGTTTCAAGAGGGTGGTGTCGGGTTCCCCACCGGTCTTCTTGGGGTGTGTTCTCTTCCACCCCGCCACCGGGGTGTTGCGCCCACCGAAGTTCTGGGACTGCCTCACCCAAACCCTACGTGCGGTCTCCAGTTCATCCTCGGGGTCTTCCTCTCCATTCCGACAAGCGCGCTGCTCATCGAAGGCGTAGGGGGTGAGCGAGCACACCCGCAGGAGGTCGTCCGGCCGCTCCCGGAGCACCTTGAAGAAGGTCACAATGCCGCGGTTCAGGTCGTTGATGACCTGCACGCGGTAGGTCCCTTGGGGCACCGCGAAGAACACCGCTCCGGAGCCAAAGAAGGGCTCCAGATAGAGCGTAGGCCCCACCGGGAAGTGCTCCACGATCCTCGGGGCGGTGACCCCTTTGCCCCCGTAGTAGGAGAAGAGGGATGTCTCGGCGTTCTCGTCGCTCACACGGCTCTCTTTCGGGGTGAAGAGGCTCGCTTGCTCTTGGCAGCCTTGCGTTGGGCGATTTCCTTGTTGGAGTGGTACTCGCCTGCCTGGTCGTAGCCACCCCCCTTGGTGCGTTTCACCAGGTGAAGTTCCTTCTGCGCCTTCACGGTGGCGCGGATCGAGGTCTGGCGCTTCTGCACTCCCTCGGTCTTGGCCTTCTCGATGGCCTTCTGGTTAGCCAGTTTGGCGGCCATCGTGTGACCAGACGCCGTACGGAGCTCGTTGATGCGCTGGAGCTTCTCCTTGTGGGCCTCCTCTCGGTGCCCCTTGTCGAGCTCTCGCTGCTTGGTCTTCATGTCCTGGTGGCGCGTCATGCGAAGCCCATCTCGGTGGGCCTCTCCCTTGTCCCACTCCTCGTTCTTGCGCACCTGCCGCCGGTCGAGTTCTCCCTGCGCCAGCTTGAGAATGCCCTCCGCGTGGCTTCCGCCATACTTGTGGGCGTTGTCCACAACCTCACGAAGGTGCTGGTGGGTCATCTGCTGAAGCTCCGGGTCCTGGCGGTGCACCTTGGCCACGTTCTCGAAGATCCGCTGGTCGTTCTTCAGGTTGGTCATGTGCGTCTGGAGGGCCATGTGGGCAAAGGAGAAGAGGGCATTGCCTACCATTCCTCCCACAGTGCCCTTGCGGGCCATGTTCTTGGCCTTGGTCTCCAGGTAACGGTGAAACGCTCCTCCGGCCGCAGCACGAGCAGTAGCCCTGCCCGCATCCGAGGTGACGTACTCCTTGGCCCCCGGCATGTTGCCGTGGAGCTTCTGGTAGTCCTCTCCGAGCCCCGAGGCGTACTTCTTGGCGTGCTCGGAGAAGCCTCGAACGCCTCCCGCTGCCTTGTAGGCGTTCGAGACGTGCTCCCCCGCCTTCTTGGCGTGGTTCTGGATGTGGTCGGAGAAGATACCCATGGCGGGAGGCTACCAGAATCCGGGAGTGCCTACGACCCGTAGCCCACCTGGGGATTGATGACCTTGGCTACTGCTTGCCTGCACTTGTTGTGGACGATCTTGTGGATCAGGTCTCTCGACACGTTGTATTCCGCGGCAAACTTCGTGATTTCTCCCCTGGCTCCAGTGTACTTGCTGCGAACTTCCGCAACCTGTGAGTCCGAGAGCTTCGTCATCCCGTGTTTGTCACCCCTCGGCAGCCTGTGGGGTTGTGCCCTTGCGTAGTGGCGATCTCCCCTCCGAAGGCGCCCTTTCTGCATGGCATCCCTGTTGTTTTCTGCGCTGTTGCCCAGAAAAAGGTGAGCTGGGTTTACACACGGAGGATTGTCGCACCTATGGCAAACCAAAAGACCTGAGGGAATGGCGCCTTGGTGAAGCTCCCAAGACAGTCTATGTGCACGCAAGTGTCTTCGCGCCACACAGATCTTTCCGTAGCCCTTGGGACTGCGATTACCTTTCCAGAGCCAGCACCCAGCATCAGTCACCTCGACCGACGCGAGAAACCTCTTCATGAGCTCGTTCATGCTGGCTGTATCGTCGATATCGACAGTTCCGTCAAGAACCGTATCCGACCTGCGGTCGGATAATTTCCGGACCTCTGTCAATCTCCACGAAGGTCCAGCTCGGGTGCTTCGCTGCTGCCTTTTCCAGTGCAGGACCACATTCTCGGCAGGCCAGCACGCGACCGATGCGGAGGTAGGGACCCATCCGGGTCACGATCCGCATGGCTGCGTAGCTCTCGGGGTTGGCTGCCCGAAGGATCAGGAGACGGTTGTCTCGCTTGAGCATCTCAGCCTCTTCTCCGAAGGAGGTGATGCTGATGAGCGGCGGCCTCCCACAGCCTGCACACACCTCTCCAGGACGAAAAGCGTACTGGGAGTGCATCTCCTGTGGCGTGCGCTGACCGTTGTCGAACTTCTTGATGCCGTGGATGTTCTTCACTTGTCCCACCGTTCCCGCGCCGGGCGGGTCTTCTTGCTCTTTTCGGGCGTCTTCACGAGGGCTTCCGCCACAATGGCAGCTCGGTCGAGGATGCGGAAGAGGGGGATGGAAGACCCTCGCACCACCGCAGCATCCAGTTCTCCGTCGCGCACCTTGCCAGCAATCCATGCCTCGTTCTGCCCGAGGAGCTTCATGAGCTCCGGCATGGTCAACCAGTGGAGCTGGGGCAGCGCCCGGTCGATCTTGCGGTAGCGAATGCCCCAGGGGCCATCGACATAGTTGGGGTCGAGAGGCACCACCCCCTGGAGAGGGAGTGGCAAAGGCTCGGAGGAGAGTTCGGGGCCCTTCCCGAAGTCGTAGGAGCGGCCCTGGTAGATCAGTCGGGTTGCCATCGACCTGTACATATGTTCTAGTCTGGAGTCCATGAGCCCGTCAAGCGAGCGCTGTGGCATGAACTCCTGGCTGGAAGAGCACCCCAAGTACGGCGAGGTGAAGCACGTTCTCCGGTGGAACGGCTACCGCGAAGACCAGTGCGTCTACTGTCAGCGTGGAGAGTGCCTCCAGGACTGCCAGTCTTCGGACGCCTGGAAGGAGAATCTCATCGTGCACAACTACGGGGATGTGTTGGAGGAGACGTGAAAAACCACGCCCAGATGTTGTTTGCTCTCCGAGAAGCTCTCGGAGAGTTTCCTGCGATGTACCCACCCGTCCAGGTGCAGCGTCGCCTGGTAACGTTGGATGGAGAGGCCGAACCTCGCGAGGTGTACCTGGTGGAGGCCAAGAACCTCGTGGGGGTGTCCATGTACTCCCCCGAAGACGCCGTGCAGGACCTCGCGCGTTCCCACATTCGGCAGCTCACTGGGGAGCTGTTCAAGTTGCAGAATCTGCTTGCAGCCATCGAGAAGGCCGCAGAACTGGAGAGCCCGTGATCGTCCTCGGTCTCGACATCTCCATGACCTCCACCGGCTGGGTGCTGGTCGAGGTCCTGCCCAACAACGCTCTCTGCCTGCGGGAGTGTGGGGTCTCCATGACGGAGAAGAACGAGACGGGGGAAGTGGTCTCCTCGACGCTCGATAGCCTCCGCCGAGCGGCCAAGCTCCGTGAGGACATCGAAGGGCACTTCTTCTACGAAAGGGAGACCAGCTCCGGCACCAGGGTGGAAGCTGCCATCGACCTCGTGGTGGTGGAGTCCATGTCCTGGCCCAGAAATGCTGCGTCGGCCATCAAGATGGCGATGGCCTGGGGAGCCCTGTGTGGGCTGGCCAAGCTGCCTCTCATCGAGGTGGGGCCACAGGCGATCAAGCTGGAGCTCGGTGGGAAGAAGTCCGCGACGAAGCGGGAAGTGGAGGAGGGGGTGAAGAAGCGGATCAGTCTGCTTTCGGCGGAGACGCTGGAGGCTTCGATCCACCCGAAGAGCCTCCGGGAGCACTGCTGGGACGCCCTTGGGGCGATCCTGACGGCCCAGAAGACCCAGAAGTACCAGCTCGTCCGGGCGGGGCACCTTGCTGCTTCGCGGCAGCACGATCCTCGTCCTCTCGTTTGATCGACCGCTCCCGGTCCTCCTGTCGCATCTCCCGGTCTTCCATCTGGTTCTGATGGTCCTGCTGCATCTTGCCGGTGGCGATGTCCACGGACTTCTCCGAGACCGCCGCGGTCGAGGCCACGAAGACCTGGGCGTGCTTGGCCCGGTACTGGGTGAGTGTGAGGTCCCCGTCGGGGAGGGCCCCCAGTCCGAGGTTCTCACGGTACTCGTTGACCGTGACGAGGCCGTTCTCCAGCGCGGTGTTCCAGTCCGCGGGCTTGGCCGTCTCCGTCGGAGCCTCTTCCTCCCCTCCCTCTTCGGCGGCCAGAGCCTCCTGGTTCTGCTGCTCCTCTTCCTCCCGTTTGATGGCGTGGAGCTCCATCATGGGGTCGAAGTCGAGCACCGGGGCCAGCATCTTGATCGCCGTGGCTTGCGTCAACACCTTCGGGTCGTTGGAGAGCATGGTGGTCACGACGCGCGAGTAGGTGTCCTGATCCGTGTAGGATGGGCGCTGGTAGTGAGGCCAACGGGTCTCACAGATGGTGCCCTTGCCCACAGTCCGCGGGATCTCCACGGTGTCCCCGTCAGACTGCTGGATCACCTTCTGCGGCACGAAGATTCGACTCCGCACGAGGGCCCCGTCGGCGTTCATCCGCACCGAGGTGTAGAAGCGCACTGCGTGGAGCACCTTCTGCGCAAGCCGGACCATCGGAGGCCCGTACTGCTCACGGAGGGTGTCAGCCTTCTCGAACATCGAAGAGAAGATCCTCTCGATCTCCGTGGCGGTCTTCTCCCCGGCGTTCTGGAAGAGCACTGAGTCGGGCACACACTGCGCCTGCCGGTAGACCTGCTCTTCCATCATCTTGAGGACCTCCATGCCGATGCGAGGTCCTCCTCCATTGAGCTCCAGGTAGCTCGCGGAGCCTCCCTGTCCCACCTTGATGGCGTTGTCGGAACCCTTCTTGATGGTGGTGAGGTCCGCTTCGCTCACCAACACCAGCGTGGGGTCGAGGTTCAGGATGGTGCCCTGGAAGATCTCGGACACGAGCTGGTCCATGGCGTTCACGAGGTCGTAGCAGCCCGTGCAGTCCGGGTCCCCGTCCACCTCGTCGTCCACACGGAAGTTCTGAATCCACTCGTAGGGTACAAAGCCGAGCCCATGACGCACGGTGTTCCGCTGGATGTAGTCCCAGTTGGGCTCCTTCTCGCGGCACTTGACCGGCACCCACACCGTGTCGGTCTCCGTGTCGATCTCCCGCTTGTACCAGTACCAGGTCTGCTTGTACTTGCCGTCCTGCTGCTTCTCCTCCTGGGAGTAGGTGTACTGAACGGTGATCTTGTAGGGGTCCGTATACCCCCGCCCGATGAAGAGGGGAGTGCACCAGCGGGGGTCCAGGGCCTCGAACTGGCACACGCCGTTGATGAAGCGGAAGCCCACACAAGTGCTCCCCATAGCCCCACCGTAGTTTCGTGCCTGGATCATGGTGGGCCAGAACTGCCCATGCTTGAGGAGCGCCTGAAGGTAGTCCTCCGTCTTCTCGTCCCCTGGCACCTTGATCCTGGGCTGGCGGCGGTTGGAGAAGAGCAACCCCGTGAAGCGTGAGACGATGTTGCGTACCACTCCGAGCGGTGCAATCGGTCTCCGCATGTCTCTGGGGAGGCTGTCTCCCAGAGGCTCGTACCCCGGCGGCAGGAAGGCTTGCCGCGAGATGGCATCCTTCATGTGCCCTGGGAGGACCTTTCGTCCATTCCAGTCCACTGCCTTGCCATCATGCTCGGCCACCCGGAAGTAGCTCCAGAGGTTGTTGAGCTCCCTCTGTCGCCCGGAGAGCTTCATGTGCTTCTCCCCGGTGCCCATGATCGCTTCCGCGGCCCCCGAGGTGGCTTCTCGGGCTGCGGACCCATCGAATTCTACTGGCATGGTCACCAAGACTACAGGAAGTGCAGCCCTCCGTCATTGGTAAGCCTGGATATTTGATCTATGCTGCGGGCATGTCCAAGGCCACCCCCCGTCAGTTGGAGCTCCTCCGCCTGATCCAGAAGTACATGGCAGAGCACTCCATGGCCCCCAGCCGGGCAGAACTCCGCACGGCACTCAACGTCTCCAGCACAAACTCCGTGTCCTGCCTCCTTCGGAACATGGAAGCCAACGGGCTCCTGCTGCTGCGGTCGCACGTTCACCGTGGCATCCAGATCACCGAGCTCGGGCAGACTCTCGCGGCCGAGCCAGCGGAGGTGGCGGAGGAGGTGCCCCGTGAGTGAAGGCTTCAAACCGGGGTCACTTCGGGGAGAGCTCGGGCAGTTCAAGCGGCCAAAGTGGTTTGGTGCAGAGAAGGTGGACGGGCGGCCAGTCAGGCCGGACCTTCCACCCCCGCCGCCTCCGGATGTGGCGCCTTCACACCAGGAGGTGGCTCCCAACACCTTCCAGGAGAAGTTCACCCCGTTGCCCAACCAGCGGGGGAAGGGAGGCAGGCCCACCAAGGCTCAGGCCCTCGAAGCAGGTAGGGCTACTCCGGTCAGGGCGGCAGTGGCCGAGGTGCAAGCCGAGGTTCCTCCACTCTTTCAGGTTCCTCCGCGCAAGAAGTCCTGGGAGAAGGACTACGCAGAGCGTGAAGAGGAGGCCACACGACAGGATGCGGAAGCCCTCCTCGTGGCTCGTGAAGAGCGCAGGAAGGCCATTCAGGACGAGACCATCCTCCGAAAGAGGAACCGAGGTCTGGCCGCAGGTTTCGCAATGGTGGGCACTCGCCTGGTAGCCACCATGGGGCTGGCCGCTTCGGAGCTCCATGATCGAGTGGAAAAGGGCGCCAAGAACATGACCGTAAAGGAGCTCCGCGACGTGGTGCAGACTACGGGCACCGCCGTGTCCAAGGCACAGCAAGCGCTGGAAGCCATGGCGCGGGTGGAGCGCTTCATGGAGCGCATTCCTCTCGACAGTGGGGAGGAGAAGAGCGACCTCGCGGACATCGACCCGGCAGGGGCTCTCCTGATCCTGGAGAACCTCAAGAAGACCCTCGACAGCCAGATCCGAGGTGCTTCTGGTCGTGTGGTGGAGGGTGTGGTCGTGCCGGAGACGCCCGATGCAGATTAGCGGTATCGACATGAAGGCCCTGGAGCTCCTGGCCGAAGAGGACCCGGAGCTCGCGGCCAAGCTGGCGCTGGACTATCGCAAGGCCATGACCGTCCTGGCGAGGTCGGACCCTTCCTGGTTCTGCCAGTACGTCCTTCGCCACGAGGACACGGGGGCCATGATCTACCAGACCCCCATGCACCACGAGATCCACAGGACCATCCTGAGCAGCCCACGCACGTTGGTGTGGACATACCCCGGGATGGGCAAGGCTCTCGATGTAGCTACACCAATTCCAACGCCACGAGGGTGGCGCACCATGGGCGAGCTCTGTGTGGGTGAGGAGGTCTTCTCCTCTTCCGGACAGACGTGCCGTATCACGGCGAAGACTCCAGTTCTGGAGAACCGTGAGGTCTTCGAGGTGGTATTCGACGGCGGAGCCACCATTCGAGCAGACGGAGACCACCTCTGGCTCGCAGTTTCTCGGCGGGACCGACAGCGGCACAACGCACCGCACCCCGTTACCACGCGCGAGATGTTTTCTTCTGTTCGAGCAGATGATGACAGGGCCAACTGGAGGATTCACTGCAACGGGCCTGTCCAGTACCCCGAGCAGGAGCTTCTCATTCACCCGTATGTCCTCGGCGCTTGGTTGGGTGATGGGACCAGCAATGACAGGGTTCTCACCTTTCACAAAGATGACCAGGAGATCTTCAATCGGTGCAGAGCGCTGGAAGGTGGAGAGTCACCTTTTCCAATCCCTGGCCGTGAACACCTCCAACGCGGGCGAATCGGTCCTTTGGCGTTCAAAAAGAAGCTCAAAAGTCTGGGGGTCTTTGGTCGCAAAGGAAGCAAGTTCATCCCGGAGGTCTACCTTCGAGGCAGCGAGCAGCAGCGCAGAGAGCTGCTCGCTGGTCTGTTGGACACAGATGGCACAGTGAGCAGCGCAGGGCTCGTCGAGTTCTGCTCCATGCAGAAGTGCTTGGCAGAGGGAGTAGTCGAGCTTGCCTCAAGCCTGGGCTTCAAACCCAGTCTCCGTCCTGGCAACGCACTCCTCAAAGGGAAGGTAGTAGGCACACGTTATCGTGTGACCTTCACACCACACTATCCGGTGTTCTGCTTGACGAGAAAGCAGAAAGCCCATGCCAACGCCCTGGCAAGCCTTACCAAGGTTGGCACTTCCTCACTTCGCTACGTGGTTGACGTTCGCAGGGTTGAGACCACTCCCGTGGTCTGTATCTCGGTGGATTCGCCCGACCATACCTTCCTCTGCGGGCGCGAATACATCGTCACACACAACTGCGAGGCTAGTGGCAGCCCTGTGCTGCTGGCAGATGGCTCTTGGAGGCCAGTCGAAGAGCTCCGAGAGTGGACGAAGCTGCTTACTTGGGATGGACACTCCCCAGAGCTCAAAGAAGTCACGGGGAGGAGCACGCCCAACGGTAAGCGGAGATGCCATCGGATCGAGCTGTCCAATGGCGCTCTTCTGTACCTGACGGAGCATCACCCTCTTCTCCGAGAAGACTTCCAGTGGACTCAGGCAAGGTTCCTCCGAACTGGAGACAAGATCTACGGGATTGGGCGTCTCTCTCTTTCGGGCTCCGGTGACTTCTCTGCCGAAGAAGCAGAGATCCTGGGCTACCTCCTTGGCGGCCGAGTGCTGGGAAAGGACGTGATCCTCCGGAAGATCAACCGGAGCAAGAAGTGGTCTACCCGTCGTGAAGACCTCCTGCATAGAGCAGGCTGGCAGGTTCGGGAACACGGCAGGCTCTCCCTCCGCGTATCCAACGAGAGCGCAGACATCTCCCCCTCGGAGTTCTTGATCGCTTGGACCAAGGTGGAGCGTGGGTGGCCCGTGGACCTTCGCACGGAGGTCTGGTCTCTTCCTGAGAATCGTATCCAACGACTCCTCTGTGGTTTCATGGCCATGTGCTTCCTCTTCGAGGACTGGCACAAGCCTTTTGGGGGTACCAAGGGCCTGGGCGATGATCGCGCACCTTCCTCCCTTCTGCACCCGTGCCGAGCCACACTCGATGTTCTTCGCAGGCTTTTCTACCGTGTGAGTGTGGTGGCCGAGCTCACGGAGTGGACAGACCCACACCGCATCTGGGACAGCGGGGGCATCTGGATTGACACCAGGAAGCGTAGGCGCCCGATCTACCAACTGCGCGTGGACTCTCAAGAGGTCTGGCGATTCTGGCCCACCAAAGAGACGGGCAACCCCGACCGGCCTGTCTACGAGCTCCTGACCGTTCGCAAGGTCACCGAGCTGCCACACCTCCTGGACACCTGGGCACTGGAAGTCCAAGAAGACGAGCACAGCTACATCGAGGCAGGTGTGCTCTCTCACAACACCAACCAGGTGGCCATTGGGCACGCCCTCTGGCGCCTCGGGAAGGACCCCAACACCACGATCGGCATCCTCTGCAACTCCAGGGAGATGAGTGCCAAGATCGTGAGCTCGATGAAGAAGTACATCGCGAGCTCCCAGGAGCTCAAGGATGTCTTTCCTCACCTCATGCCAGGTGACACCTGGGGGGAGTTTCGTTTCTCGGTGGACCGGGAGAGCTTCCGCAAGGACCCCTCGGTGCAGGCCCTTTCCTTGGGAGGTGAGTTCCTCGGGGCGAGCCTCAACGGGCTCATCCTCGACGACGTGGACAACTACGACACGGTGCTCACCCAAGCTGCCCGAGATGCCACCGAGCAGCGGGTGAAGTCCAAAGCGCTCACTCGTCTCCGCAACCCCTCAGACTGGGCAGTGGCGATCGGGAACGTCTGGCATGAGAACGACCTCATGCACCGCTTCGCCAAGAGCGGCATGTGGAAGGTCTTGCGCTACCCCATCCTGGACCCCGTGACAAAGGAGAGCTCTGACCCTCTGCGCTTCCCCGTGGAGTGGGTCGAGAACATCCGAGACACCCAAGGACCACTCCTCTTCGACCGTCTCTACCTCCTCAAAGCCCGTATCGACGGGGAGCAGCGGTTCCGGCGGGAGTGGCTGGACGTGGCACTGGCCAAGGGAAGGCAGGAGTGTCTCTTCTCCGAGGGTCTCCAGAAAGTGCCTTCGGGCTGCCGGACCATCACCGGGGTGGACATTGGTGTGAAGAAGAAGGCCACCTCCGACCCCACGGCCATCACCACCATCCTGGAGATCCCCGGCAAGGACAACGCGAGCTACCAGCTCTTGAACCTCCGCAAGGGACGTTGGGATGCCAAGGAGATCATCGACCAGATCACCGAGGAGCAACGCCTCTTCGGGTCCCTCGTGTTCGTAGAGTCCAACGGTGCCCAGGACCTCCTGATCCAGCTCATGAACATGCGCGGAGCAGGGTTTCAGGCCCAAGCGCTCGACACGGGTAGGAACAAGCACGACCCCATGTTCGGGGTGGAGTCCCTGGCGGGCGAGATGGCTTCGGGGTTCTGGACCATCCCCTCCTGGGACGGCACCCTCGAAGGCGCAGAGCCCTTGGTGGTTGAGATCTGCGAGGAGATGCTGGCCTACCTCCCGCAGAACCACACCGGGGACATGCTCATGAGCCTCTGGATTGCTCGGGAAGGCGCCAGAAAGTCTCGCAACACCGGCAGCAAGAAGATCGAGTTTGGTCGCATCCGTCTCCGTAGGTAGAGGGCATGAGAAGAGGCAGAAAGACGCCACGACATGGGCGTCGTTGGACAGAGGAAGAGGACCTCCTCCTCCGCAAGCTGTGGGGTTCCAACGCAAAGACGCTGCGAAAGAGCATCGAGCGCTCCGCCCAAGCCGTCCGAGCGCGGGCTCGTGTGCTTGGCCTGGAAAGGCAGTCGCATGGGTTGGTGCCACGCAATGCAGCGTGTCGCATCCTGGGTCTTTCTCCTTGCGGACTGATCCTGTTTCTCCGGGACTGCGGGATTGGTGAGTCGGAGTTTTCTCCGCTCCGAGACCCCCGAAGAGCCTCCGCAAGCACCTGGAAGGCGCACGATGTGGATGTCCTGAGACAGCTCCTCCTTCTCCGTGAGAATGAGACTATCCTCGCGGGGTTGTGGGGAGTTCTGAACGTGGGCTACCACCGCGCAGGAAGAGCTTTGTTGGAAAAGCATGGCCTTCACGCAAAAGACGCTGGGAGGCGGCACTACATTCCGAAGGGTGTCTTTCAGGAGCTCTCTGCGGGTACCCCTGGTGTGTGGTGCCAGCTCTGGCGCACCGTCATCTCCTGGCAGCGACCGAGACTGGTTGCACCCTGGCTGCTCGTTCTGATGGCCCACACGCTTCTTCAAGGGAGGGCTGGCACCTGGCTTGAGGACTACGAGCGCCCCAAAGTGGAGGCCGAGGCTCGTGAACTTCTCAGAGCTTGTGGGTTGGATACTTCCCGCGGACGTTCCGCCAGAGGTACTTTCCCTTCGACGGAGCCTTGAGAAGCCCTCGGATGGTGTTTGGGTGGACGTTCTCGAACTGGTAGACGGCCCCCGTCTTGAATTCGACCTCCAGCGTCCTGCCCTCGTGACCCACGGAGCGAACGTTGGAGCTCTGGACGGGAACCCTCTTCATTAGGACTGGCGCACGAGACCGAGGTTCTGGAGCGCGGTGATGACATCATCGACCGTCGCCGAGGCACCCGTGGCGAGGAGAGGGCGCGCGATGGGCGTCACGCCGTAGAAGCCGATGCCAGTGGCGTTGGCCTCGACGAGGACGGTCGAGCCGTTGGGCGCGGTGAGCTGCACCGATCCGGTGCCCTTGCCCCGGAGGCGCATCCCCGCGTTGGTCTCTCCGTAGGGGGCCACCTGCGCGTAGACCCCGGTGGCTCCCGTGATGAGCTCGATGCCCACCACACCCGCGGCGACCTGCCCATGGACCTTGAACCCGGCCGTGTGCAAGGTGCCAGCGTACGAAGGGAGGAGGGCCACTTCGCCCTCCTCCGAGGTTGCCGTCACCACCGAGAGCTGGCCCACGACGGCCCCGGCCGTCGTGGCCGTGCCCGCCGCGTTCTCCGTGCGGAGGAGCTGCCGGACGCCGATGTTGGCCGCGGGGGTGCCCGAGGTGTTGTGAGCCAGCGTGAGGACCGTCGAGGCCGCGTTCGTGGTGGCGTCCTCCACGGTGATGCTCTCGGCGCTGCCGCCCTCCCCGGGGAGGTAGCCGTAGGTCGTGTCCTGGTACTGGTCCGAGCTCACCGAGCCGATGTCCACCACGCGGAAGGCTCGGGAGAGGGAGGGGACGTTGGTGGCCAGCTCCGACACGGAGTAGGACAGGATGATCGTCTCACCGCCCTTGAGAGCCCCCTGGAGGGGCGAAGGGAGTGAGGTGGTCTCGACGGACGGGTTCGTGATGGATGTCGCCATGAAGGTCTCCGGAAGTGGCGGGATGTGCTCCGGAAGAGACTAGATGGAATTCCGCGGGACTTCCACTCTCTACTCTGCGAGGAAGAACTGACCAATGAACCAGAAGCAACGAATCTTCCAGCTCATCGTCAACGCAGCAATCTCCGCCGACCGACACTTCCTTGGTTTCTACAAGCAGGTCTTCTCCATGCTCGATCCTACCCTCTCTACGGAGTACAGAGGGCTGGCACCCATTCGCTGGGCCAAGTTCCCGCACACTCTCTGGCGCCACACCGTGACTGGGCAAAAGGTTCTGAACTCCTACGGAGACCCCGAGGTACAGTCCCTCCTTTCTACACCAAGGACCATCACGGACTACGTGATCTCCGAGGAGCTGGGTGTTCTGGCCTACCTTCTTGGGAAGCAGCAGCTCTGCCTGGTGCCTCTGTCCTACCTAACCTACCAGGACCACACGTAGGCCCTGTGATGAGCCAAACCAAAGAGCTCCGGGGACCTGAGCTGCCCAAGGCACTCCTGTCCAGGCTTCTCCAGCTCGAACACAACCGCGCGACGCTGGTGACCCTGCTCGTGGCTTCCCTTGGCAGAGGGGATGATCCTGGGGAGACCGTTCCGGTCTGGCAGGAAGCTCCCCATAAACTCTTCTCATACGGTCAGGCCAACCGCGTCATTCGCTACCGCACAAATGGCATCTGGCGGGACATCCCCGCCTTTCACACCTACCGTGTGCACCGGGACCTCGGGCTCCTGACCTATCGCACCAGCCCCAACCTTCTCTGCCTCGTTCCCTTCGAGAGCTGCACGGAGGAACTCCTCAACTTTCTCGGTGGCCGAGAAAGGAAGTCCCCATGAGATCCAAGAAGAGCATCCACAAGAAGCTGGCAGGTCTCCTCCTGCGACAACTGGAAGCCCACGAGCACATTCAGAAGATGAACGTGGCTCACCTCTTCCGCCTCCTGAACTTCGGGGTGCCTCCTCACGAGGAGTGGGAGGTGTCTTACGAACCTACCCAGGTCTACAGAACTTTCCGAGGCCACCTCTACCGCCAACAAGACGTTGGCTGGAACCGAGTTGGAAGCCTTCAAGAGGATACGTACCTGGCCCGTCATCCTGATCTGGGCTTGGCCAGCTACCACAGAGGCCACTCCCTTCTCCACCTCTTTCCCCTCCAGAACCTTCGCAGAGTCCTCAAGACCTCCCCGGAGTACGCATGGTTCAAGCCCTGATGGACAACCTGTGGTGGGAGACGCTTCACCATCGAACCTCCAGCTTCTACCCCGGGGCGTTTGAGCTTTCTCCATGGACCACCCTACCCTCTCCCGCCTCGTTCTGGCTCTGCTCCGAGAGCGAGAGATCCTGGACATCCGAACCCGCATCAACGCCGATCTCCTCTTCCGCCTGGCCAACCTGCTTGGTCTGGACTCCCCCGATTACTGGTACGAGCACAAGGCGTACCTTCGGGAGGTTCGAGGCTCCCACTTCCTCTTGGGGAGGGAAGGGGCCAATTGGGAGGTCTGGAGGCCCGATGAGTACGACCGGGCCGTAGTCCAGGAACCTGTGGACGGCATCGTTTGTGTTTCCTGGCCGGAAGCTACCTGGGAAGCTCCCCACATCTTCCTGAAGGCTCACTACGAGCTGGTAGAGCTTTCCTCGGACAAGGCTGCCTACCCCCTTCGCTTTCCTCCGGGGACTTGATCCTCCGCGCTCAGAGTCCAGGCACGAATTCCAAATCACCCACCTCACTCGGAGGGAGGGACCTCCCCCCTACCCCCCCTACCCCTTCTTTTCCGCCCCCCCCCCTCCATGCGAAACCCCTGTAATTCAAGCGTTCGGTGTCCTCCGCACGTAGGGAGCGACACACCCGGG